GCCGGTGATAGCATGACGCGGGAAGCCGTTCTCGCGCTTGGTCGGTATCTTGCGCCGGGGCTGGAAGATCAGATCCACGTTGTGGAATTTTATGGTTAAAGGAGGAGTGAAAAATGTTCACGTTTGGGTTTGTGCTGCTGATCATCGCGGTCGGCCTTGTGATCGGTCGACTTGCGTATGCCGTCGCGCCGGGTATGCTTCGGAAGATCGCGCGAGCGGTGGATCCCGTCGGCTGGGATCATGCCGAAGAAGATTGAAGGAGGAATCGCATTATGGAAAAAATGCACGCTTGGGACGGCCGCGAAGGCGGCGGCGGGTTTATATATGACGTGATCGCGTCTAGTTTCCTTTTTTGGATCGACGAGGGCGGTACGGTATACTATGCGCCACGCACGGATCCGGAAGGGGTTGTGATATGGTGCTCGGCGGATCGCCTGCGACGGCATCTTCACCACCTCGCGCAGATTCACGCCCGTTAATGCCTTTAAATCGCGTTTTTGCCTCGGGTAGTATGCAGATACCGCCCGAGGCTTTTTGCGCCTTTTTTGGGCCTTTACGGCGCGTTTGAGGGGGTATATCGTGCGGTGGCCGCCTTGGCGGATCGCGCCGATCGGCTTCCGGGTGACGTGGCGGCGAGGGGGTGTTTATAGCAGATTGCACAAACGGACTTCATCGCTTTAACACTTTGAAGTGGTATTACAATAACATGATGAATTGCTAAAGCACACAAAATCCCAGCTATCACTTAAAATCCCAGAGCGCGCGGATTAGGCTTGTTTTTATTTTTTCCAGCGATGTGGTATATGTATGTATGGATATATTAGTGTATGTATATATGCCACTGTATTGATATATTTATGCGTTGACATATGGTCTATTATATGCTATACTATATGTAGCGAAGTATACGATTGGGTGGTGATGTGTATATGATGATTGAGGTTTATGTGAACATTGACAATGCTGGTTATACTTAGATAGACTCGGTTGGACGAATATGAGCAGCATCACTCATTCATGAATTTGTTTTGATCGACGAATTGATTGGTGGGAGATTTATACGACCACCAATCAATATGGTTGTTTTTTTGATTTCTATCAACGCTAAAAATCAAGGTCAATATCAATGCGCATAAATAAACATATGAATCTATAGATGTATGGTCAATTGCAAATGGACAGATAAAGAGATGAGGAACAAATGCAATTGTACTTATATATGCGGGGCTGGAAATTTGAAATCGAAAATCGGATTTGCAATTTTGAATCAGAAAATCGAAATCCAAAATCGAGCATCAAATCTTTTATGGAAATCCATTATAAATATAGGCAAAAATTTTGAATTGGTATTTTTAGTATACAGATACTGCCCAGACATTTCATTTTGAAAATCCATTATTAAATATCAAAGAAAAGGAGCAAAGAATTGACATTATGAAAATCAACGCGCTATTTCCAGATTTTAGCAAAGCAAATGAGCAGAACTTTTTGAAAGATTATTTGGTCGCAAATGGCATCAAGCCAGAAGATGTGGATTTCTATTTACATCCAGACGAAACGGCGTATGATGATCCATTTGACTATCCACATATGAACGAGGCAATCGAACTCACAAAATCGGCCATAGAAAACGAAATGAAAATCGGCATTGTGGTTGATAGTGATGCGGATGGATACTGCTCTGCCAGCTTGGCCTACCTGTTTTTGCGCCATGTAAAATCCGATTTGAACATTCAGGTATTCACGCACACAGCAAAGCAGCACGGCATCCATGACTTGGTGAGCAAGATAATCGAATCCGAAATTCGATTTCTGATCATCCCAGATGCTGGGACGAATAGCGCGGATGATTGCGCCGAGCTTGCTGCACACAATGTAAAAATTCTAGTTTTGGATCATCACGAAATTGAAAATGAAAATCGGCATTGCGTTCTAATCAATCCGCATTGCGGAGAAAAATTGAACACCGCGTTGAGTGGCACGGGCGTTGTTGATAAATGGGCAAGAGCGTATTGCCAGAAAAATTCGATCGAATATCCGGGCTATGAAGATCTGGTTGCCGTATCTTTGGCCACCGATGTTTGCGATTTGAGAGCGTTGGAAAATCGCGCATATATGTATTTCGGGCTGAAAAAACATGGCGCAGAGAATGTATATTCAAACAAATTTATTGAATATCTATTCAATAAGAATTGTCGGCGCGGAGTTACGCCAGAAGGAATTATTTTTGGCATTGGGCCTTTGGTAAACGCCTTAGCCCGTTGCCCGGTCGATGAGCAGCAAAAAATGATTTTCTTTTCTGGACTTACCGGCACAGAAATTGCGGAAGATGTGGCGTTAAGGCGGTTGCGTTCGGTAAAGTCTGCGCAAGATTCTCGTGTCAAAGTCGTAGTTGAAGACTTGGAAGGCAAAATTGACAACACGCACAAGGTTATATTTGCGTTTATAGACAAAGATGATGCGCCGTATTCTGGTCTTATCGCTGGAAAATTATGCGGCGAATACAATAAGCCAACTCTTGTTCTACGAGAATTAAATTCAACGATGTGGAGCGGTTCGCTTCGCAGCCCAGAACCAATTGCCGACAAAATAAATGCGACCGGGCTTGCAAATTGCATGGGGCATTTGTCAGCTTGTGGCATCGTGATTAAAAAGAGTAACTTAAATAGATTGGCGAAGTGGTTTGATGGTTTAGATATAGATGTTCATCCTGCGGATAACGTAACGGCGAAATTGAACGCTGCCGATTTGGATTTGTGTCGTGTTTGTATGGAAAACAAACGGCTTTGGGGCAAAGGTTTGCCAGAGCCGACTTTCTATTTCGATGCAGAAGTTAACCGTTCTGCCGTGCAAATCCTCGGGAAGAACCAGAATACAATAAAAATTTCTGCCGATGGGATGGATCTGATCAAGTTTTTTGCCGATAGCGGAACGATCGATAGCTTAACTGCGCATGAAAAATTCCGACTGGAGGCCATATATAAGCCAAATGTGAATGAGTATATGGGGATAGAAAGTGCACAGGGCTTTATTGAGAAGTTCGAAGTGACTCCGATAGAAGAAAAAACTTTTGATTTTGATGAAATTTTTTCTTGACAAACCAATTTGAATGTGGTATCATGTAATCAGTCAAACGAAATAAACTAAGAGATTGGAGTGGCGAGTATGCGCCCCGGCTGGGGAATTGATATCGCGGATCGTATGGAGTTCTATCGGAGAGTATACAAGAGTGGGATTTATTCTCTGGAAATGCTAATCAACATTTATGATGATTATGAATTGCATAGAGACGGATGGCTTAATTCAAATCAACGGCAAAACTTCTTGGATGGTCAGACCGCTCTGGCGGCGGTTATAAAAGAGATAAATGAAGGAGTTTGTACAAGATGATCTATCCCTGTATGAATTGCAAAGAACGACGAGTTGGTTGCCATTCTTCTTGTGAAAAATATCAGCAAGGTCGCGCGAAGAATGACGCAATGAATGAGCGTGTCGCAACCGAAAATCGTATGCGCTCATATCAAATTGAAACAAGGCTGCGATTAACTGAACTGAACAGACGCAAATGGCGGACGAATGGATGAAAAAAGGGGCAGGAGGAGATTGGGTAATGACTATCAATGAAATGAGTAAATATATCGGCAAGCAGTATGACATTGGTATTATGATGCCTGAGCTTAGAAAACGTTATACCTTGATTGATATCTATCCCGATAAAGCTACTGTTCTTCTAGATGGCGACGACGGAGAGGATATGTTTGAACTCTCGATTAAGAATTTTATGTTTGAGAATTATGTTAAGGAGAACGGACAGGATGACTAAACAGTATATTCAGAATAACACTATCTTTGTAGTGGAGTATGACGAATTTATGTCTGACGAGCATATTCATGGTTACAAACTCCAACAAAAGGATCCTACTATTTTATGGAGTCACATCATGAGAATTCTCCCTGCTAGAATTCAAGGATACGGCAAGAATGCAAATGCTATTCAAAAAATTGTAAATAAGTTTTACGACCAGACAGAGTGTGGATGGGAAGAATACCTTGACAGGCTTGTCAAGGATGGAGAGCTTCAAGATGTGCCAAAAACTTTTTGTAGGTGAGGTAATTATGAAAATTTGGATTGATGATGTACGTCCTGCACCTGACGGGTATGTTTGGATCCGTAGTGTTAATGAAGCAATTTATAGCTTGGAATTCTATGAAACAGGGAAAGTCAATATTGAAGTGATCAATTTAGACTACGATGCTGGTGACTATGCATCACATGGTGGCGATTATATAAACTTTCTCGGTTGGCTCGAAGAAACCGGTCGCAACTATCCCATCCACATTCATTCAATGAATCCCGTAGGCATAGAAAATATGCGAAGAATAATTAGAAAGAATGGGTGGAAAGAAACATGAAAATCATTGTTGACGAATTACCTTATCGAAGAACGCCGTAAAACCCCCGGCTTCAGCCGTAGGGATATAAAGCGCATTCAATGATCATTGAACCAAAAATCCTGCAGCTGAAGCTGCTGCTTCAGTCGTGAGGAGTGTCAAGGAACTTAGAAAGGGGAATAACTAATGGATAATTATATTGTAATAAATGGTTGTCCGATTTGCGGGAAACAAAGCCTTAGTGCTTCAAACCATTATTGCCGTGACCATACCCATTCAGATGATACGGATAAATATCATATAGACTATGATGGTGTAATATGTACGGCTGTAAACTGGGAAACTAAAGAATTTTACTTTACTTTCAAAGGAAAAGAATACAAGTATAAGCAACAATGTGACATCAGTTGTAATGCTGATACAGACCACATTAGGTGTGTTATTGAGGAATTCAAAGAAAATTTAATGAAGAAAGAGGAAAATAATATGGAAAATTATATAGTAATAAACGGAAAGAAAACCGAACTTACCGAGGAACAGTTAAAAGCGCTTGGTATTGAAGTCAAAAAGAAAAGAAATAATCCTTTTAATAGTGAACTTAAATTTGGCGAAAAATATTATTCTACGCATATTGTTGACGGAGTATTTTCAACATCTTTTGAAGATGAATTCGATAAAGATTTTATGGCTGCGGCAAACAGTTTCAATGACGAAGATTTTGCTTATCAAGTATATCTTCACGAATTGCTTAACCGCAAACTATTAAAGTATGCTTGGGATAATGAAGCAGAAGATGTTGAGTGGAATGAAGATGGTGCAAACCCGCATTATTATATCTACTTTGATAGTACAAAGGGTCATTTTGTTGTTGAAGCTAATCACTATTGCCACAGTCAAAACATCTATTTTTCAAGCGAGAAAGTTGCAAAACAAGCTATTGATGATGTTATTAAACCTTTTATGAAAGAGCATCCTGAATTTGTGTGGTGATAATTATGTATTGCTGAGCTTGTTGCGGAACCGAGATGAATCTCATTAAAGGAAACGATTACATTGCGGATAAACTTTACTGTCCAAAATGTAAAACATATATTTACATTCATAATGATTATGAAGACCCGATAAATCATGAAAATTGTCAAGTGGAGGATTGATTATGGTAAGTTGTTCTTATTGCGGAAATATGTCTGGAATTTATAATCCCTCAAAAGGAGAATATTACTGTCCAGCTTGCTGTCGTTATTTTATATCAAATGCTTCAACTGCGGCTATTGAAAATAGTATCACAATTCATCTCCCAGATGGTGCTAATGCGGCAAAGGATTTTTATTACACCACTAAAAAGCATTCAGAAATCAAGCTGCTCGCAGATAAGTTGACTATCAACGCAAAAGCTATTATAATCAATAACGATAGGATAAGTATTACCATTGATAAAGATAATATTGATAAGTTTGATGTTATTGAAATCAATGGAGTAAGTTTTGTGAGGGAGGCTGACCATGTTTAAAGTTCAAGAATTTTACTGCGAAGATATTCCGGTCGATGAGGATATTCGCGAAGCTATTATTTATGCCAATACCCATAATTGTGCGGTAAAGATTGTGGCTTGGTTATATCGCCATCATTGTTTTGGTGAGCTGACCCCAGTATATATCTTCCCCAATGAGGATTTTAATACGGTTAAAGAACGTTTTATATACTTCAGCGAGGTAGATGACGATGAGTTTGTGTGAAAACTGTATCCATAAAAAAGCCTGCATTGTTCAATTTAAGTGCGACAACGGCCATGAGAATTTCAGCGAGCCGGAAATTTCTTGCGACCAGTTTCTTGATAAAAAGAAAGTCCTTATCCCGCCGTTTATGCCGATGGATTTTGCCTATTATATTGCAAATGATATCGTTTGTTGGTTTCAGGTTGATGAAATTCGCTGGGATGGTGAAGATTGGGTAGTTACCGATTACGATTGCGCCTATCGTTTTCTCGCGAGTGACCTTTATCATTCTGCGGAAGAAGCAAGAAAATATTTGGAGGAGTAACTGTTGATGTTTTACGCTAACTTCTTGTTTACTAGTGGACTTACAATGACTCTGCTCAGTGTTTATACTTGTCAGCATAGTACCTATAGAACATTTATGATGGTTGCTGGTATTATTGTAATGCTTATCGGGACCGTTGTTGGATTAAAAATTGAGTGTAATAATGATACGAAAAAGATCTTTGAAGAAGAAAGATTTAACGAACTAAAAAGTCTTGTTGAAACACAGTCACAGCAAATCGACTCACTTAAAGAAGAAATTGAGATTCTTAAACATAGGTGATTGTAATGAAGAAATGTGAATCCTATCATACAAGAGAACGTTATATTTATAACCCTTATATTACGACGATGAAATATACTATCGTTGAAGGAGAGTGCTGGGGCACTCCTGAGCGAGATACGTGTCATTGTGGCGGCGATAGATGCCAGTGTGACATTTATCCCCATGTAAAAGAAAAAGCACTTAAAGAAAAACAAAGTAAAAGAGGTAAAGTAGACATCGTTCGTACTCTACAACATTATCTTGATTTCAATGAAGAAGATAGATTTGTGTGTATTCCTAAAGTAACAATTGAGAGAATGCTAAAGGAGTTGAAAAATCTATGAAAATCGGACCAGTTGAAATTTATAAAAATTCAACTTTTTTCGCAAAAGTCGATTGGATACTGTATAAATTTCTTAAAGTAAAAAGAACTACTCCTTGCGGAAGGAGTAAAAAAGACAATTATCTTTGTTGTTGCCTTTCTCCTACTGTTAAAAATTCTTATGTTGAATTCAATGACTGTGGTTTTGAAATAAAATGTAAAGTTTGCGGAAGTAGTCATATGAGCGCCGCATTTTGCAAAGATGATATTCACAATATTCACGACGCCATAGATTTTTATTATGGTAAAGGCAAATTTGAAGGATGCGATTGGTAAAATGAGTAGATATGTTGATGAACTTTGTGAGACTTGTAAGAAATGTAAACTTAACTATATGTATGGAGAAGAATAATGACTTGGTTTGAGTATGTTAAACAAATGAATATCGAAGAACTTGCTGAGTTTCTTGAAAACTTTCGTCAATGTCCCTCTTGCCATAAGTGGGGAAATGGTTGTTTTACATCATTTGATGCTTTCAAATTTCTTAATTCAGAATGCACAAAGGAGCAGAATACTCATGGCTGACACTATTTGTAATAACTGTGAATATTTCGAAGGTAACGTAGGAGGGTATGGCAATTGCGGTGTTTATAATGTTACGGTTTATCAGCAAGATAAAGAAGGTTGTCGTTATTTTAAGCAAAAATATGGTAATGTTAAAGACGTGAAAAATAGTCTTAAGCTGCGAGTGGTAGGGATTGCTAATGACCGAGATGCTAAAGAATTACCTTACGGCACCCTTGTGGTAAAAGGTTATAGCGCCTACCTTGTAGGAAAGAATAATGAATTGATACCCGTACTTACTGAAGATGACCCTGAGAAAAGAGAGGACAAATCAATGTCAAAAGACTTTCTTGAAGAGCATTTTGTAAAAGGTGCTAAGGAATGTAGTAGCCCAGAAGATATTCTAAATTGGTATCGTAATCTATATTACAAAGAAGAACAAAATACTGAACGAAGAATTGTAGCAGAAGCTATCAACGACTATTTCATGAAAGTAAAAGATAGAAATCATCAGATTGCACAGGCTACTCGTCTTGATACTGTTCTTGATTGAATCTAAATTTATGAAAGCTACTGAGATGCTTGACGAAGATATTCAAATAAAATATAAGGTTAAACAGATGTTTGAGACAATCCTTGAAAGCATCATGGAGTATAGCTGAAATAGTATTAGAAAGGGCAATAAGAGATGATGCTTCTATGTAATAGATTTGCTCTGTTCCCACATCTATGCTCGGAATGTAAATCTTATATCTGGCTTGAAAGTTATCGAAGAGCAGATGTATGGAAAAGTTTGCAGACCGACACATCAAAGAGAATGTGTGTAAAAGATGTCTTCAGAAATTTGACATTATGCGTGAGAGGAACATGAATGAAAGTAAAAATGATAAAAGGAGAAAATGAAATGAGAGAAATTCTATTTCGTGGAAAACGTATAGATAATGACGAGTGGATTTATGGTGACTTGCTTCATCCCACCGAAGATGATAACGATTACTACATTGAAGATTTTACTCAAAAGAAAAATAATTGTCATCCTGTTATTCCTAAAACTATTTGTGAATATACTGGCGTTAAAGATAAAAACCGTAAACGAATTTTTGAAGCAGATATTATTTCAATTCCGTATGAGGAGGACGTGTCAGGATTTACAGAATATCAAGAAGCTCTTGTATTCTGGGATGATGAAAGATTTGGATGGCGTGTTAAATTTATGGATGGAGAAATACTTTATCTTAATGATATAGTAGACCTATCTCTCCCTAGAGACGTTGAGGTTATTGGAAACATTATTGACAATAAAGAAACGCTTGAAGCCTTTTTACAAAATATTTGAGGTGATATGAAAATGATTTCCTATCTCTGGCGGAAATGGATTGGCAATCACTATCCATGGTGGAAAAAAATCATTAAATTCCCTCGCAATCTTTGCAAATTCATTGGCGAGTTATGCTCATTTCTCCATAATGGTTTCCCCTATGAAGCAGTATATGACCATTACTGGTGGTTTCTCAAACAAACAAAGGTTCAATTCCAACATTATCTTAAAAATCACTTGGGTTATCCCGGCCGTGATGGCGCGAAAACCAACGAGGAATGGGAAAACATTGTAAAACATATGATTAACCTACTTAATTCTATAGAAGAGAACGAATATGACTACAGCACTCCTTTTCCGTCTGATTACACTGAAGAAATGAGAGTAAAAGCTAAAGACGAATTCTTCAGTCTTTACAGCAAATGGTTCTTTGATTTGTGGGACTAAGGTGTGTCCATGCTGACAAAAATGGAAATTACTTTTGGCAAAGAATTAACCGTTGAAGAACTCAATCTGATTGGCGAATTTTTGGACAACAATATCACAGATGACTGGATGTTGGTTTCAAAAAATATTGAAGATACGGAGTGATAAACAATGAAAGTGGAGCAAATCATGAAGTGTGGGTTTTGTGGCAAGGAGTTTGTAACGACTACTCCCAGCAAGAGATATTGCTGCATTGCGTGCAAGAATGCTTACTGGCATATGAGAAGCAAAGAACGCACAAAAGATAACAAGCCCAAGGTTAAAAAGGCAATGCTTACAATTGAGAAGATAGTGGAAATTGCAAGCCGGATGTCAAAAGAATGTGGACGCAGCGTAAGCTATGGCGATGTGCAAACAATGATTTATACTGGAGATATTATCGTATGAATTGTAAATGAGTCGTAGCCGCGTAAACCAACTGCTACGCAGAACGGATTTGGGCCAGATAAGACGCAGACAAATTACTGGAGGAATAATAAATGAAAATTGTGCCGATCACATTTCGAGCAGCGTCTGATTACATAAACCAGTATCATCGGCATCACGCAGCCACTGTCGGATGTAAGTTTTGCATCGCTGTTGCCGATGGCGACCAAATACATGGTGTGGCCGTATGCGGCAGACCGGTCAGCCGTATGCTGGATGATGGGCTAACGCTTGAGATCAACCGGGTGTGCACAGATGGTTCCCGAAATGCCTGCTCCATGCTTTATGGTGCTTGCTGCCGCATAGGCAAGCATATGGGATATCGGCGGGTGATCACTTATACATTGGCCAGCGAGGACGGAGCCAGCTTAAAGGCAAGCAACTTTAAGTGTGACGGTATTGCCGGCGGAACGCATTGGACTGGGGCAAGAGATCGCGGGCAACAGATCCCGCACGAAATGAAAAAACGTTGGGTGAAAGATCTACAGGGGGGATGACGGAATGTGACAGATCGGAGAGTGAAAGGAGAAACGGTGATAAAAATGTATTGTAAATCTGCGTTTGTCAAAGATGAGGTTTTCATCATCCCGACCTTTGGCTTCATCAACAAAAGATATTATTACGGCTATCCGGTCATCGCCGTCGCTTTTGCGTGGCTGTGCTGGCGGTTCAAAATCGAAATTGGTGTGAAGCTGGGTAATTGATTGATGGTGGTTAAATTATGATTAAATACGAAGATGGCTGCGTTGGTTGTCCAACAGATTTAGGGTGCATTGGCAATTCATGTCCATATAAAAATGTCCCTGTGTATATCTGCGATTGCTGCCACGAGGAAATTGACGGCAGTGTATATGAGGTAGATGGTGAGCATTTGTGTCAGACTTGCCTTGAACTTAGATTTTTATTGGAGTTGAGATGATTTATGGTTGTATATCAAATCCATGAGCGTGGTGGTTCATATGAGGATGCTTACGATTTTATCCGAGCGACATATTTGTCTAAAGAAAAGGCAGAAAAAGAGTGGAAGGCTCTTGTTAATGCGGAAGCCGATAGGAATAAATTAGCAGAGAAATGCAATAAATGCCCGATTTATGATTATGTAATGAATAAAAATACGGAGAAGAAAATTCTACAATATTGTTCTCTGTTTAATTATAACAATGCGACCGAGGATTGCAGAAGCCGCGAGGAACGGTGGGACGAGGTCGAATTTGACCTTAAAACCGTGGAGGTGATCGAATGAATGAGGAATATACAATTCCACTTGTAAATGTGATTTCGCCCGCAGATGCGAGAGATTATGTGGCAAAGGCTACAGCAAAAGATTTTCCAGATGAATATGAACTGGATGAATTACCAGTGAAGAACCAAAGACAAGTCGGGTCGTGTGTCGCATTTGCCGCGAGTGAGATTGTAGAATATGTCAATCGATGGCAGGAAGGCCAGTATGTTCAAATGTCTACTGGCTATATCTACGGCAATCGCGAATACGAAAACAACAAACTTTCTGGTGGCTACTATGCCCGTCTAGCAATGAAAGTCCTCAAAAATAAAGGGGACTGTTCATATGAGTCTTTTCCGCACAATGTAAAAATGCCAAAGGCGGAAGAACTTTACCTCAATCGTGATAAATCCATTGATGAAGAAGCCTACAAAAATCGTATTACATCTTACTATCGTATCAACAGTTCGTCCGTAGTGAAAGCTTCTTTGCTTGACGGCTATCCCGTTATGTGTACTCTCATATGGGGTAGTGGGACAAAGTATTCTAAGGCTGATGGAATGGTTCATTTTTCCAATAAAACCGATGGCGGACATTGTGTAATCATTGTTGGCTGGAATAACAAAGGCTGGATTATTCAGAACAGCTGGGGCAAGAATTGGGGAAATAACGGCCGAGCAACCATCCCCTATAAGTCCCCCATCAACGAATTGTGGGGTATGACTGACACTATCATAAATGGGATTACTGTCAAGCGCCCAAATATTCTCGTTCGCTTTTTCCGCAGAGTTTGGTATTTTATTTTGGATTGTCTTGCCAATTGAGGAGGAATAGCTGTGAGTTGTTATGTGAATTTTTTTATTCGTTCCCCAAAGGATGAGTTTATGTCCTTGGGTTCTTTTAGCAGAAACACTGCGGAATATGGCTGTGCCAATGAGCTTGCATTGCCATATGAAAAAATCAAATTGTTAACGACTTCTTCTATTAAGTCTATGCGGCAGACCGCGCAAGATATTGTGAGCGATGTTCGCGAAAGCATTCAGAAATGTAGAGATGAAATTTTGTTCATAAAGGACATGGAGGGATCGGTCAACGAAAAGCTTGAGAACATTCGGGAATTGAAAAACGAAATTGATGATCTTTCTGAGGATGAAAAGCGTTACAGTCAAGCGCACGGATATTTCGATTCGCTTATCGCAATTGATTGTGAGTACGAAAACCCCGTAATTTATGCTGGTATAGAATGCGATGAGCCGACTGTTGATGATATTGTTGAGTAAAAAGTTGTTGACAAATGGTTCATCGTGTGATATACTTCATATCGTTCATTGCGAACAGAAAGGATGAGCGATATGAAATTAGCAGTGAAACAGCAACTTATTGAGATGGGTGTTTGTGCCGCTATGGCGCTAGTTGCGTTGGCTATTTTGCCGACCGGATGTCCAGAGCCAGATGTGAATACAACTCCAGTTCATGCGCATATTTCGCGCGGATATTGCATCTCCAATCGGCCAACTATTATCAAAGAAGAGATCCAGCAGATAAAGTATTATGATGTGCCTATGTCCACAGAGTTGCAGGACGAGATGTTTTTGTTGTGCGATGAGTATGGCGTTGCGCCAGAACTTGTTTTGGCCGTGATCGAAACGGAAAGCGGATTTAATCCTGCCGCTGTTAGCAAAACCGGCGATTATGGGCTGATGCAAATCAACAAAGGCAATCATAAGTGGCTATCCGAAAAGCTTGATGTGAGTGATTTTCTTGACGCAGCGCAAAATATGAAATGCGGAATTTATATGCTTGCGTTTTCCTTGAACTCTGCCGACGGGGATTATACTAAGGCATTGATGGTGTATAATTTGGGATTGTCTGGGGCAAGACGGGCATGGAAAAATGGCAAAACAAGCACGATGTATACAGATAAAGTGCTTGCAAATATGGCAAAATATTATTGAGGAGAATGCTTATGAATGAAATTCAAATCTTTGAGAACAATGACTTCGGTAAAATCCGCACACTCGATGAGAATGGAACGGTGTTATTTTGTGGAAGTGACGTAGCTAAAGCTTTGGGGTATGCTAGACCAAACGATGCGGTTTTGGCGCATTGCAGGGCTACGGTGAAACGGAGTAGCCCTATTAGCGGGAAAATGCAGGAGATAAATTTTATTACCGAGGGCGACGTATACCGTCTAATTGCTCGTAGCAAATTGCCGTCGGCCGATAAGTTTGAGCGTTGGGTGTTTGATGAAGTACTGCCAAGCATTTGCAAGCATGGTGCGTACATGACGACTGACACTATCCGGCGTACAATTTCTGACCCGGATTTTCTCATTAGCTTGGCTACTACTCTTAAGGCGGAAAAGGAAAAGAATAAGGTGTTGACTGCCGAGAACACTGGGCTAAAGCGCGAGGTCGAACACAAGGAGAATGTCATTGTTGGTCTTGTGGATGATATTGACCTTGCCACAAAACGGCAGCGCATCAATCAAATCGTTCGGCATGGCGTTAAAAAACCAGCTCTATACAAGGACAGATGGGCGTTGCTATACAGCGAATTTGAAAAGAAGTACCATGTCAATTTGTCGCTCCGGCTGGAGAATCATGCTAATGAATACACGCCAAAGTTGAAGAACAACATGGATGTAATTGACCGCCAAATGGGTATGATTCCAAATTTGTATGAGATTGCTTGTAAGGTATTCGAGAATGATTATGACGCACTCATGAAAGAATGGGAAAATACTATTGTTATGTGTGAAGGAGAATGATGAATAATGATTATCCGATCTGAAAAAACTGGCAAAGAATATGCCACCGTTGACGAATGCCTCGCGGAAGAAAAGAAATATGACGAAGCCGTTTCGGCTCAGGAGAAACAGAAAAAATTGCGCGAAGAGGCCAAAGAGGCAAAGCGTCTTGAAGTAAAAGCTGCAAAGGAAAAATATTATGCGGCGCGGCAGGAGTATATCGACAGGCTGGATGAGTTCAACAAAGAGTATCCCTGTCATGAAGTCATTAGCGACGATGACTGGAAAAACTTCTTTCAATATTTTTTGAGAAACTTTTGAAAAACCGCTTGACAACCGCAAACTCTCGTGATATAATGATGACAGAAATTCAGAAAAGGAGCGATCATTATGAACGAGAGAATTGAGAAGTGGGCAGAGGCTATGTTTAACCGCGAAATTGAGAGAGTCCGCAATGACCTTGAAATTTCCGAAATTTGTAGTGAACCGACTACTCTTACGAATGAACACACCGAACATTTCGCACAGAAGGCCAAGGATCTGGAGTTCTATCTTGGGTGGCTCAATGAACTCCGCGAATATGCCAACGTTTGAGAGGAGTGGTCATCATGAACAAGTATACTGTAACGTACTGCGGAAATCACATCAACTCAAAATGGTATTCCTTTGAAACCGACAGTTACCGCGACTTCATTGCTTTTCTTGAGAAGTGCAGTGAGCGCCATGTGTGCCTGCTGGATAGCACAGAGAATGGAGAGCATACTTGCATTGAGCAATCTTATGACACTAGTGAGTATCCTATACCCGGTACGGTCGGATGCAGATTTTGCGCAACGATTTGAAAATTTTTCAAAAAGCTCTTGACAGATGCGAAAATCTGTGATACAATACTAAATGAAGGGTGGAGGTTGTAAACCAAAGCCCAATATGGGAGATTAGTACAACGGTTAGTGCGCGAGGCTTATATCCCCGCTACAAAGGTTCGACTCCTTTATCTCCTACCATGGCACCACAGGTTGTTTGCTGTGTGCTGCCTCCGAAAATTAAGCTTGGCTCGTAAAATAAGCTGCTGGTTTTGTCATTCCAGTCCCCAGTGAAATTCTGGTTGAGCATATATTGCGGGGTGGAGAAGTAGTTATCTCGCCGTCCTCATGAGTCGGAGATCAATCGTGCAAATCGATTCCCCGCTACCAGACTCCAATGGTTTTCAGTTACACAAGGAGTCCTAAACTAAGAAGGAACTGATGGCCGCTTGGAAAGACAAGCAATATGCTGGATTGGCGAAATTGGCAAACGCATAGCGCTCAAAATGCTACGGATAGTATCCTTATCGGTTCAAATCCGATATCCAGCACCATAATCCGACAGATTAGAAAGATAACCGTTCTAATCTATACTACACCGAGCCTCCGGTTGAAAGAGAGTTTGAGACATTATTCAATAGAGGTGCTAGACAAGCCAAGTCGATCAAACGAACTAGGTTTGAGGGCTAGTTGGTGTTCCGTAAGCATGAACCAAAAACATTACGGTGAAGGTAGTATAAGGATTTTCCTAAATAATGGGTCGCATTAAAAACAGGATTGATTGTTAACTAAAGTTTGCGATTAAACAAATCCAACCCATTTATTTATGAGCAACTATATAGCCGGAAAGTTGCACAATCGGGTGAAACGGCTAATCCCGATGTTGTATATTGGTTTCGCTATGCTGACCCAATATATTCCTAATCTGAAAAACATGGCAGTGGTTAGGTTAAGCCACATGGTCAACTGTTGACACAAACAGCACCGTTCGAGAGTTAGCCAGCGTGATGAATAATACATAAAGCCTGTCCTAATAAGAGAGGTTGTTCTGATTTTATTAAATTTATGTATATTCATGAAGTCAATCTCACGTCGGTATCGAAACATATCGAAAGAGCTAGCCGAGATTGCAAGGGCATTGGTGCCCGCCAGTTGGAAGTCAAACCAACAGCACGCCAATTCCAGTTGGATACGCTGGGTGAATGAAATCGCGTTGCCGACGCGTGTCAGAGTTATCCAGTCGGCAATTTTTATGCCTTGCATTTTGTGATGTGGATAAGTTTTTTGCAGTGACATGAGCAACCGCATCCAAATTGCATAACAGGCATATAACGGTGGCAAGAACGGTTATGGATTGCCCGAGTTAGGCCAAGCTCCGAGAATTACGCCGATGCGGATGGCACGGTAAAAGTTGGCATACCATCCAAAAATCTTTTTGGTCATTTATTAACTTCGCCTAACATCGTACAATTTAATATCTCAGTCAAAAAACTCCTTGACAATCTGGACGATTAGTGGTATACTATAGTCACGATATTCAAGGAGGTTTTTTGATTATGTTAAAAGGTTACATTGGTTATCTGCGCGGCGATAAAAAGTCGGAGAACACGGTCATCAGTTATTCTGCGAAAGTTCAGTCGGCTCTTGATGCTATCGGCAAGGAAGAAACGGAAATTTCCAAGGTCGATATTGTTGTATGGAAAGCCAGCATGGCAGATAAGACTGCTGCAACCATCAACGCTTATATGTCTGCGCTTGAGAGTTACTTTGATTATCTGGTCGACATCGGCATTGTAGAAACGAATGTTGTGACTGGCATGAAGCGTCCGGCTATCAAGCATAAAGAGAAAAAACTGATCGAGGCCTCAATGCTTCGCTCAATGGTCAATGCGGCAACCAATATCCGCGATCGCGCGTTGGTTCTCGTTCTTGGTTCTACTGGGTTGCGTGTTAGTGAGTTCATTTCCATGACGCTGGACGATTACAGAAAATGCAAAAACGACCCCGATCATGCCATGATCGTTCTTGGCAAGGGCGATAAGGAGCGCGTGGTATTCTTTAATGACGAGGTTATCAATGCAATCGACAACTATCTCATCGTTCGCGGCACGAAGGACAAGGGGTTTGACAATCTGTTCCTGTCCAATCAGGGAACGGTCATGCAGGAGAAAATGATCAGTAAGTCGCTCAAGCGCATCGCAAAGCTTGCTGGCATTCCGTTTTGGGATGAGGTAACTCCGCACTATCTCCGGTCTGCTTGTGCGTCTATCAACTTGGAGAACGGCGCACCGATCACAGCCGTCCGCGATTTGCTTGGTCACGCAAGCATTAGCACTACAAACATTTACGCAAAGGCTGCACGTAACGCCGTTCGCAATATGTGCCAAGCTGGTGCGTTTTGATAAGGAGGTGAAATGTAATGGTTGGGAACATGATCAATGAAATCATCGAGGCAATCAGCGTCCATTTTGATGACGACAAAGATGTCGCCGTCGATTGTTTGCGTTATATCGCGGAGAAAACGGCGGATGACGATGTGGCGAGGGCAATCTTGAGCCATGTTGATGATATGGGCTACTGCCCTCTTTGCGGGAAAAAGAAACTGGTATACCATATTGTAGAAGGCGGAGAATTTTCGTTGTGCAGGAAATGCGATTTAGGAGAGGATGATTGAATTGGCGGAACAAAAGGAGCTTGAAAAGGTAGTAAAAGACGCTGTTGAGCCAAGGCTTCAAGAGCAATTCTACAACGGTCTTGTAGGCGGGTTCAAGGCTGGATGCGCTGCTTGCTACAATGAGGTCAAGGATATGACTTCCGCTCGAAAAATCATCAAAACGCTCAAAGCAAAAGCAGAAAAGGAATATGGTAGCATAGGTCTAAAACTTTGAGGAGTGAATGCCATGTATAATAAAATAGATTCCTTGCTGGAAAGTCCATGCTTTGAATGCGAATATCGCATTGAATGCGGAAATCTTGTAAACAAAGTGCATGAATTCAGAGAAATCGTTGATTATGTGTGGCCGCGCAAAGACTACGATCGCCATTGGTGTGGGCTGTATAAAAGCTTGGAGGTAAAATATGGCTATCAAGACTGATTGGATAAAGAATGCTGAAAGGCCCATTTGCCAAATCTGCGGATATGAATGCGACGATACGCTATCGACTTATATTCTGCCCAGATGGCTAGTAGACATTGAAAACAACGGCACGATTTGTCCAGTAGAAACGGCATTGTGCGCTTCGTGCGCAGAAGAAATCGCAGATAAATTCCCGGTCGCAACAAAATAATTCTTGACATTAAATCTCTCTTGTGGTATAATTCGTCTAGGCTCACAAGAGAGATTTAATTTTTTTGAGGGAGTGATTTTTGGATGATTTATTTTGACAATGCCGCAACAACGTTCGCCTATGATGTTGGAGAACCTTGGCGCAATCAGAGTGAAGAATTTTGGTTCAATTCAAATGCCGGGTATGCCTACAAGGCAGCGCAAATGATCGACGGATGCCGAGAGAGAATCAGGGAGTGCCTTGGCGTTTATAGTGGCAAGGTCATTTTTACCAGATGCGCAACTGAAAGCGCAGAGTTGTTTGCAAGACTATGGCCCGGTGATATAAACTGCTCCGCAAAGGAGCATGACAGTGTACATGACTTGCGGCGAGAAGGCCGTGGCGTGGAAGTTTGGATTCAGCAAACTGTAAACCAAGTGACCGGGGAAATTTTTGATATTGAGCAGATTTCAAAAGAGCATAAGTTCATCGCGCTTGATATGACTGCTGGTATTGGCAAGGTAATGGCGGATATTCCGCGCAACTGTCAGGCTGTGTGGTTCAGTGGTCATAAATTCCATGGCCCACATATGGGAGTTCTCTGGCTGAAGGATGATTTTGCTAATGAGTTTGCCACTCAGGATAGCCGAAATCAATATGGCATTTTGCATGGCACGCTTGATTGTCTAAGAATTGTTGCATTGACCAATGCGTTTGAAGAGGCAACGAATTTTGACGATATCCGCACTAGAAATAGAACGTTACTCGACCTATCGGCACATTTGTATAAGAAAATATATGACAACAATTTTGGCAAGATGATTTCCAATGATTTTGTTCGTGTATATGCCATTGCGCCATATATCTTAAACGATATTAACGCAGACGCTTTACAGCAATATTTGGCGGGGCGTGGTATTTATATCGGTCTTGGCGCATCGGCTTGCGCTGACAGTCATGATTATCGTGTGTTGTGCGCTGGATATGGATTGTCCGTTGATGAGGCGCAGAGAACGATTCGCGTTAGTTTTGACTTCGAAAATGCGATTTCGGAAATTGATGAGTTCATTGACGCGGTAAAAGATTTTAGAGAGAGGTTTTCAAAATGAATGATAAAACAAAACTAAAACATACATCCGAAGAGCTAGCCGAACTGAGAGCGAAACCTCTTGATGAGAAAATCCAAATTTCTCTTGCCAGAATTATGGAGTGGTATAATTATTGGGGCGGGCAAGTGTATATCAGTAATAGTGGCGGCGTTGATAGCACTGTATTGAGCCATCTTGTGCATCGCGTCTATCCCGGCGTTGTTGATGTATACTGCGATACTGGATTGGAATATCCCGAACTGCGCGAGTTCATTATGAGTAAGCCAGATGTTATCGTCCTCAAGCCGTCTGTATATAACCCTAAATATCGGCAGTATGAGCATATTACATTCTCGGATGTTATCACACGATATGGTTATCCGTTGATTAGTAAAGAGCAGTCTGCGTTCATACAGGAGTTCAACACTACCAACAGTAAAAAACTGCGGGATATACGACTAAACGGCAACAAATATGGGCGTGGCAGGATTTCCAAGAGGTGGAAAATTTTCACCGAACCATCATGCGATATTTGCGTTGGGGACAAATGCTGTGACATTATGAAGAAAAATCCAGCTAAGCGCTTTGAGCATAAAAGTGGGCTTCATCCATATGTTGGAACAATGGCCGAAGAAAGCAAGCAACGTGAAAGCAACTGGATAAAATTCGGGTGCAACGCATTTAGTAAAGACCGTCCTACAAGTAATCCATTGTCCTTCTGGTCTAAATCAGATGTGCTTGAATATCTGCTTAGATTCAATGTGCCATATTGTGATGCTGTGTATGGCGACATTATGTGTAAGAACGGCACATATACGACAACTAAACAAAAGAGGACGGGATGTGTATTCTGTGGATATGGCTGCCATCTTGAGCATCCTAATAAATTTCAAATCCTTGCTCAAACCCATCCACAACTTTACGACTATTGTATGCGTGGTGGCAAATACAATGTCTCTGGCAAATGGGTCCCTGATAAGGGATTAGGTATGGCCAAAGTGCTTGATTTCATCAATGTAAAATGGTGGAATGACGGCGATGAAGCCAAGAGAGATGAATATAGAGTAAAATACAAAGAAAAAGAAAAAGAATATATGGAAAATTTTTGCTGATTTTTAATCAATAAAAGGATGATCAGACGGATAGAGTGGAAAAACTGTTTTTGTGTAAGGGTTGATGTAATGTCAAAACTCATAGATATGTCAGGATGGATAATGTCAGAACATGGCGTAAAAGATAGTAGATTAACAGTCATAAAGTTATCTGATAATAGAACGGCTAGAGGGGCTACTAAATGGATATGCCAATGTACTTGTGGTAGTATTTGCGAAGTAGAGGGTGGCAATATAAGGCAAGGCGTAACGCTGTCTTGTGGCTGCTATCAGAAAGAAAGAGCGTCAAAAACTCACAAAATGTTTAATGTGTATGATTTATCTGGTGAATACGGCGTTGGATATGACAGCAAGGGCAATGAATTTTATTTTGATTTGGACGATTACAATAAAATAAAAGACATTTGCTGGAATGTCGGAGATGATGGGCGTGTTTCTGGTCGTATTCACGGTAAAATGGTTCGTATGCATAAGATAATAACAGATACAACATTTGAAATTATAGATCATATAAACAACAAACCATGGGATAACAAAAAATCAAATTTTCGTATATCAGATAAACAAACCAACGGCATAAACCGCGGATGCAACAAAAATAATAAACTTGGCGTAAAAGGCGTAAACAAAATAAGCAACGGGAATAAATTCGTAGCAAGAATAATGATAAACGGTAAAACAATACATCTTGGGGTGTATGACACAATCGACGAGGCAAAACAGGCGAGGAATAAGGCTGAGATGGAGTATTTTGGGGAGTTTTCTTATAAAGGAGGTGAGGACTGATATGAGTAATAATTATGTTTGCTATCATCTGCATACAGAGCAATCGTTGCTTGATAGTTGCACCAATTACAAACTCTATGTCGATAAATGTGTTCAGTTAGGGCAAAAGGCAATTTGCTTTACTGAACATGGTTAGGGCAATTTGTACTCATGGGCAGAAAAAAAAATGTATTGTGACAGTCAAGGTATCAAGTATCTCCATGGCGTTGAGTGTTATCTTACCCAATCGCTTATTGGCACAGATGGGGCGAAGATTCGTGACAACTATCATACTATACTTATTGCCAAGAATTATGATGGCGTGATGGAAATTAATCGTTTGTGTTCGTTGTCTACACAACCAGACCATTTCTATTACAAGCCGAGATTAACTTTTGATGAATTCCTATCTATCAGCCCGAATGTTATTAAAATTTCTGCCTGTCTTGCATCGCCGCTAAATAAAATGCGCAAGCGGCATATCGAGTTTAATGAGCGACTGATGCAAGCTTATGATTATTACGAAATTCAGCCTCATGTAAATAGCGATGAGCAGAAGGCCTATAATATATGGCTTGTTGATATGGCAGAACGATATGGGAAACCACTTATCGCTGGCACAGATACTCATAGCCTTGATCAATATAAAGCAGAATGCCGTACCGTTCTTCAGCTTGCTAAAAAAATTGAGTTCTCCAATGAAGATGATTTTGACCTTACATATAAAAGCTACGATGAACTTGTAGATATGTTTTCCAAACAGGGCGTATTAGACAAAACCGTTTATTTACAGGCTATAGAAAACACAAATGTTATGGCCGATAGCGTAGAAACATTTGGTCTGGATACTTCTCTTAAATATCCCATTTTGTATGGCGAACAGGACGAGGCGATGCTATGGAAAACGCTGGCGGATAAACTATCCGATAAAGAAGAGCGCGGAGTAATAAACCTTTCTAAACACCAAAAATATGTTGATCGCATTGATGAAGAAATGCGAGTTCTAAAAAAAATTGGTATGACCGGGTTCATGCTGTTTATGTCCGAGATGATTTCTTGGTGTTGGGATAATAGCATCCCAGTTGGATTTTGTCGGGGTTCTGTTGGTGGTTCTATGGTAGCATATATCAGCGACATTATCGACGTAAATCCATTTACATGGGACACGATGTTTGCTAGGTTTGCCAATGAATACAGGCAGGAAGTTGGGGACATTGATGTGGACATTAGTCCAGACCAACGACATCTTGTGTACGATTATATCATCAATCGTTTTGGCAAAGAAAAAACAGCGTATATTCTTGCTAGCGGTACGGTTAACGACAAGGGCTGCATTGACGAAATTGGGAGGGCCTTGTCGTATCGTGATAAAGATTCTATCTATACATTAGATAAAGTCAAGCAGATAAAGCAAGAATATAGTAAAGATCCAGACAAAGCGCGACTCGACTATCCAGACTTGTTTTATTATTTTGATGGATTGAATGGCACAGTTGTATCACAATCTATGCACCCAGCTGGAATTGTGGCAAGCCCAATCAATCTTATCGACAATTATGGATGTTTTGTCAATAGCGAAGGTAAGCAAGTTTTGTATATCAATATGGAAGAAGTGCATGAAACTGGACTTGTCAAGTATGATATACTAGGCTTACGCAATGTTCAGATTATTCGCGACACCTGTGCATTGGCTGGAATATCATATCCAAAATCTCACGAGGTGAACTGGAACGATAATAAAGTCTGGGAAGATATGGTTCGTTCGCCTGTTGGTATATTCCAGTTCGAGTCCGACTTTGCCTTCAAGAGCCTTCAGAAAATGTCGCCGCATAGCATAAATGATATGTCGCTTACCAACGCAGCGTTGCGACCATCTGGCGAAAGTTATCGAGAGCGTTTATTTAACAAAGAAATTAACCACAATCCATCTGAACAAATTGACGAATTGTTGGCTGGGAACTATGGTTATCTAGTCTTTCAGGAAGATGTCATTAAATTTTTGCAAGACATATGTGGACTAAGCGGTTCTGATGCGGATAATGTGCGACGAGCAATTGGTCGTAAGCAAGTTGATAGATTGCAAAAGGCATTGCCGCAAATTTTTGAGGGGTATTGTAGCAAGTCAACAAAACCGCGTGAAGTTGCAGAGCAAGAGGCAAAGACGTTTTTACAAATCATTGAGGATAGTAGCAATTATATGTTTGGTTATAACCATAGCACTGGCTACTCAATGATTGGTTATTTGTGCGCATATCTTCGTTACTATTATCCGATTGAGTTTTGCACAGCATTATTAAATAATGCCAATAACGACGAAGATTTGACCAATGGTAATGCTCTTATCAAACAACTCAACATCCGGCTAAGTCCACCGTTGTTTAGGCACTCGCGTTCTAACTATTTCTTTAACAAGGCAGAGAGGGTCATTTATCAAGGCTTGAGTTCCATCAAAAACATGAGCGCGTCAACAGCCGAGGCATTGTATTCTATGCGCGATATGAAGTTCAAGAACTTCGCACATTTCCTGTTTGCAATGCAGGATGTTCCGGGCAAACCAGATTCTAGGCAACTAGACATTCTGATAAAAATCGGATTTTTCGCGGAGTTTGCACCTGCGAACGTTCTTCTCAAGGCGGTGGAAATTTTCAACAAATATTACAAATGCAAAACCATTAAGGTTGAGCAATGGCTATCTAACAATTATCCGCTTGATATCTTGTACAAAATTTCCGAAAAAGTCACAGAAAAAACAGCAAGCGGGATAAATAACTATGCCGCAGTTATCGCTGCATTGCGCAATACAGACTTTATGCCAACGACCATTTCTGACCGCATCAAATGGCAAGTCAAATATCTTGGCTATAGCACATTGTCTGACCAGTCAGCGAACGCCAATGATTGGGTGGTTGTATCTGTAGATGTGACAAAGTATGGCACAGCAAACGCGCGGCTATATAACATCGTATATGGGGTTGAGCGCACGTACAAGTGCAACAAGAAGTATTGGGCAAGTCATCCATTTCAAGCTGGCGATGTGATCCGTGCGTCAATAGATGACAAGCCGAAATACAAAAAGGGCGAAGATGGCGGATGGGTAAAGACTGGAGAAACTGAAAAATACCTCAAATTGTGGGCTATTATGGATCAAAATAATGCTTGACATTTTCATTTTGGTGTGATACAATGGCTTACAGGAAGGAGGAGTTTCGTTGGTAGAAAGAAACTTGGATGGATGTTATTTCCGTATCCTGCGCAATGGTAGATGGGTCAACTCGTGCTTTACCGATTTGACCAAAGATGAGCGAGAGGAACTGATGATCGGCAAGAGTGAAAATTGGTTTAGGGTTCTTGCCTGCCATTTGGCTGACAGACTAAGAGAAATTGGCGATGAACTTGATCTTGAGTGTGAATGAAAGGATGATTTTGAATGGGCGTTGCTGTGATGATTCTTGGCGAAAGCGGTTCGGGAAAAACGGCCTCCTTGCGTAATTTTAAGAAAGAAGATGTTGGCATCCTCAACGTTGCCTCCAAGCCCCTTCCGTTTAGAAATGTAAACGGTTTGGTTTCTGTAAACAAGGTTGGATACGATGGGATTAAAAAGGCAATCGCTACATCTCATCGGCCTAGTTGGGTAATTGACGATGCGCAGTATCTTATGGCGTTTGAAAGTTTCGCAAACGCAAACGTTCCCGGCTATGGGAAATTCACGACTTTGGCAAAAAATTACGAAGAAATGCTGCGTTTTATTCAAGAGGAAACAGACCAAGACACTATTGTTTATGTGATGCAGCATACCGAAACAGATGAAGATGGAAAGGTACGAGCGAAAACATTGGGGCGTATGATCACCCAGCAGCTTACCCCCGAGGGGTTATTCAGCATTGTCTTATTGGCTAAGGCCGATGAGCGGCGGCATTATTTTGTTACGCAGTCTGACGGAACAAACCCTTGCAAGTCACCGATGGGTATGTTTGCCGATTTGGAAATCGACAACGACCTAAAGATGGTAGATGATACAATTAGAGAGTATTATGGCATGAAGAAAAACCATCCGCCAAAGAAAAAAGAGGAGTAATCAAATTTCATTTTGATAGAGAAAACTTATTATGGGCAAATTTCGGGACTTAACAAATATGAGATTTGGTAGGTTAGTAGTAACCAGCCTTGCCGACGATTACGTATCTCCAAGTGGATACCACAAGAAAAGGTGGGCTTGCCATTGTGATTGTGGTAACGATGTCGTTGTTTGGGCGGCCAATTTGATTTGCGGTCATACTCAATCATGCGGATGTTTGCATGAAGAAAAAATCGCTAGCGGAAACGTAAAGCATGGGTTATGTTATAGTCGCATATACAATATATGGCGTGGCATGATAGCTAGGTGTGAAAACCCAAATTCAGAATACTATTATGCTTATGGCGGAAGGGGTATACGCGTATGTGCCGAGTGGCGAAATAATCCAACGGCTTTCTATCAATGGTCTATATGGCATGGGTACGATGATTCTTTGAGTATTGATAGAATAGATAACGATGGGAATTATTGTCCAGATAATTGCCGATGGGCGACAAGAACCGAGCAAGCAAATAACACAAGCAGAAATCACATGATTGAATACAATGGCAAGAATAAGACGCTTACCAAATTGGCGAAAGAGTTTGGTATTGACCCCAAAGCACTTTCTTGGAGATTGGAGCTTGGGTGGGACATTGAAGATGCCCTAGACACTCCAGTAAAATCTGGCAATCGATATAAAACCATACAAAACACAACTAAAGGAGAGAACACACAATGAGGCGTATCAATGATTGGGCAAACATCAAGGAAAGCGGCACCTTTGAGCGACTTGCTCCGGGAGCCTACATCGTCAAAATTCTGAACGTGAAGGACTTCCCCGAAAAGGAATATTTGAAAATCTCTTTTGACATCGCGGAAGGAGAAAAGAAGGGCTTCTTCAAGAAGTCTTTTGACAACGACACTAGGGACGCAAAGAAATGGCCAAATGGCGGCTCGTTCATCCGCTCATATAAACAGACGGCTGCCAGTATGTTTAAGGGGTTCGTAAGTGCGGTAGAAGCCTCAAACAAAGGCTACACGTTTGATTTCGACGAGCAGACTCTTGTTGGTAAGGTTGTTGGATTGGTATTGGGGGACGAGGAGTTCCTCAATCAAAAGGGCCAAGTTCGTACCCGCACGTATGTCAACGCCGTTCGCTCTGTTGAGGCCATTAAGAATGGCGATTACAAAGTCCCAGAACTGAAAAAACTTGATGCCAGTAAGGTGACTACGGCTGCTACCACGACTAGTTCTGCGCCATTTGTTGACCCGTTTGCCGACGCTCCCGCTCCTGCTCCAGTTAAGACGGAAGAAACAAAAACGGTAGACGAGTTTTTCACCGACGATGATCTGCCGTTTTGACCAATAAGTAATACAGAGGTGGCCGACATTGATGCTCTGCAATAGATTTTTAATGCGCGGGACATTATCAGAAATCATTATAGATATGTTCTCCACGCATATGAAAATCAAGATGAGCGTCAATGTCGGCGCATTTTGTTACAATGTGACCCAAATAATCAGTAAAAAATGTGACAAGAGTGGGTATAGTGCATGGCTATCTATGATACCGGCGTTGCGGCCGCTGGTCGATGGCTATGTAACGAAGAACGGGATAGAACGAATTTACACCATCCATTCAAGCAAAGAGCAAAGCGGTCTTATGGTTTCTGGCAATATTAGTCAGAATGATGGTGTTGTATATTTTAATGCGCAGTATTGTGCTTTGAGTAAAAATGTTGACCCAAAGCTTGACATCCAACTTGATGGGCAATGGATAGGCAAGTCGCGTTTTGTCAATATTTGCGGCGAATATCCGCGCGAATTTTCTATTCAGCAAATAGAAGATTGTGAAAAAAGAATCTATAGGCTCTTATTGGGTTACAACACCGGATTTGATATAAAAGACGGCAAAATCATTGCCGAAAATTGCGGGTTATATATCAAATCGGCAGAACCTCTAGATTTCTATATGGATGATGAGCAAATAGAAAAAGTTTTGCTTGAGCTTGAAATTATTCAAAAAAACTCTTGACTTTGTATTTCGTCTGTGGTATACTGTACTCAACAAATTCAAAGGAGAGATGTACAATGGAAATCAAGTGGCAAGACGTGGTTCGGCATGGTAAGGTTCTGGAGGATAACAGTGTGAGCGATGACTTGGGTGAACGTAGGATGCGCTGCATCTCCTATGAGGGCGACAAATACTATTTGCTCCAGCTGAATGGTGAGGTAAAGGTTTTTATAAAAGCATAAGATGGAGGCGGTCAAATGCAGGACGAAATGAGCGGACTTATTGAGTATGTTAAGTCTTATTGTTCCGACTTGAATTTGACCGCCTTTCTTGCTAACTTGCGCCGGCTATGTAGGGAATACGACTTGTCCATACTTGGCGTAAAATGCACATTGTGGTATATGCGAGAAAAGTGCGGCATAGATTTGTATGGCGATGGGCTTGGGTTGGTTCCGTATTATTACGAGCAATGCAAAAAGTATTTTATATGGCGTAAGCAAATGAAGGAACAAGTAAAAGACTATGAGCCACAAGAGAATGTGGTAGAGTTCGTGAAAAATGATGGGGTAAAAGATGATGTGTTCACTTGAGAGGAGGTGTGGTTTTGCTTTATGACCAAAATGCGGTGCGGCTTGCTATCGGCTGTTGGTGTAAAAATGCGCAGTTATTACTGAATGAGAAATATCCGCTTTCAGAAAAGGATTTCAGTAACGAATGGCACAAAAGACTGTATCAAGCGTGTAAGTACATTGCAAAACATGGCGGCAAGACCATATCGGCCTTTGACATATACAATGTGGCAAAAAATAACGCATCCGTCACGCAAATGCTTGACAACAACAACACGCGGGATTTCATCGACACGGTGATGCAGTTATCCGATACGGCGAATTACGCACTTTACTATGACGGCATTCGGCGGTCAAGCATCGTCAACGCTTACACAGAAGCCGGATTTGATACAGAGCAGTTTGAGCATGATCCAGACAAGTATACTATCCCACAAATCATACAGTATTTTGAGGGAAAGCAAATAGAGATAAGGAAAAATTTTTACCGCGACGAAAGCATTAAGGAATACAAAGCTGGAGAAGGGTTTAAAGCAATCAAGGAGCAGTTCAAGGCAGAGCCTATGTATGGCGCATCCAGCTTTAGCGAAATGCTCAACACCGTTATTCGTGGCTGGATACCCGGACAATTATCAGTCTATTCTCTGCCTAGCGGATGTGGGAAATCAACCATCGCTCTTTCAAATCTTGTGACTGTGTGCTGCCCTGAAATATGGAGCGATGAGCAAAACGCATTCATTGAAAACCCATGTTATCAGCATCATGGAGGCGTTTATATCCAGTGGGAAATGGATCCAAAAACTGAAGTTACGCCAAAAATCGTTGCTACGATAAGTGGCGTTGGGACGCACAACATATTGAACGGCAAGTATGAACCGGGCGAAGAAGAACGTGTCGACAAAGCAATTGAAATCCTCAACCGTTCTAATCTGTACATTGTCTGTATGCCTAATTTTACCGTTGGATCGATAGAGGAATACATTAAAAGTTACGTCATAAATCATGATTGCAAGTATGTGTGCTATGACTACATAACAGATGGTGCAGCGGCATTTACTGATTTAGCAAAGAAAAACGGGGTAAGCACAAGATCCGATCAGGCTCTCGCGGCTATTGCGGCAAAACTGAAAGAAATAGCTGTCGAATACAACGTAGCTGTTATGAGTTTCACACAGACAAATGCGGCCGTGAATAATCAAGACATTCTTGATGCGGGAGTTATTGCTGGTTCAAGGGCCATTCAAAATACCTGCGATGTGCTAGGAATTATGACCCCACTCCGCAAAAAAGAACAAGAAGTCTGCGAAATGATGATGGAGAAGTTCCCCAAATTTACGCAAAAGCCAAATCGTGTGTTGTCCATGGCCAAAGTGAGGTTCGGTTCTGAAGAACAGGGGATAAAGCTTTGGCTGCACGTGAACTTAAACAATGGCCATGTCACTGATATGTGGGCAACGAACAAGTTCGATGCGCCAGTGAACTTGACAAAGACAAAACTCATATATAGAAAGATTGATGGCTAGGAGCGGAGGGCGTTTGTAATGGGAGAAAAATCGGATGAGTTAAAACGCAAAATCTGGAAGTATGAACGCGAATTTTGGAAGGCTCATCATCTTTGCACAAGATGCCATCAAAAAGACGCGTTTACTCTTAACGGACGTGCGGAATGCGCTGATTGCCGAGAAAAAAGCAGACAAAGATACCACGATTGGCGTTTGCAAGGCGATTTGGCGCAAATCAGGGGAATCGAGGCGGAATACAGAAATAAATGCAAAGAAAAAAGGATACAAGCTGGGTTATGCACATATTGTGGGAAAAATCCGCCAGTGCAAGGATTTTTGTGGTGTAAATCTTGTCAAGCGAAACGAAGCAATTGGCATAAGAAGAGTTACGTTGAGGCTCATGGTGGTTATGTAAGAGATTTGTTGTTGGCAGATGAAAGTGTTTGTAAAAGATGTTTTAAGCAGCCACGTGTCCCCGGTAAAAAATTGTGCGAAAAGTGTTTGGCGCAGACATTGGAGGCTGGGTGGCGAAGCAACAAGAAAAAAGGGCCGGGGGAACACACATTAAGTAATCCAATACTTCTTGAAAGGTGGAACGCAGAATATGGGGTCGACAGATACGAAGATCGCGCGTCAAACAAAAAGCAAGGAGCGGGTGCGTGATTTTGGCGAGGTGTTTACCAAACCGGAAACCGTAAGCGATATGCTTGATCTGATAGACAAGGAAATGTTTGAACCGCAATATACTTTTCTAGAGCCTTGTGTGGGCGAGGGCGTTTTCCTTCTTGAAGTATTGCGCAGAAAGTTCGCCAATTGCGAAAAGCGAAAAGACTACACTGTTGCGTTGAACTCCATATGGGGCATGGATATTCAGGCGGACAATGTGGAAGTCACCATTAAAAACATCCTTGAGTTATGTGAACAATATTTCAAGCCAACAAAGGCAGAAATTGAAATCGTTAACTTGCACATCATGCAGGCGGATTCGCTAAAGGTCATGAATATGCTTCATAATGGTAACGAATATGATTGACATCAAGGCGTTCAAAGATCAAATAACCGACGATATGGTGATTTGCGTCCTTGAGTATATGGGCGCGGCATTGACTGGAACAAGCGGTGGCAACTTGATTTTTCGTAGCATATGTCATCATGGGGCATCTTGCGATAAACACAAGCCACATTTATGGTATTATCCCAGAACAGCCACATTCTTTTGTTGGTCTTGCCATTTCTCCGGTGACATTATCTCTTTAGTTTGTCATGTGCATAACGTGGATTTTCGACAAGCAATCGCCTATCTTTGTGATTTTCTGCATATAAATGCCACAGAAAATGTGCAAAAAAAAGATGAGCGTCTGGACAAGTGGCAGACACTGAAACGCTGGCTCCCAGACGGCGATGTGTCGAGTCAACAAGAAGTTAAAGAATACGACAAGTCGGTGCTGCGTCTTTTTAAGCCAATACAGACGGCGGATTGGTCGGAATATGGCATAACAGAAGATGTTTCGCGGCGTTTCGGTATTGGTTGGTACGATAGGCTTGCTTGCGTGACGATACCAGTGTTTTTCAACGATGCGTTAGTTGGTATTCGCGGAAGATTTACACGTCAAAAAGACCTAAATAAAGGCAGGTATAGGCCAATATCTACACTGGATGGCACAACATACAAATTCCCTAGTGGTCAAGTGCTATATGGGTATGACCAGAACAAAGATGTCATTCGTGCCTCTCGCAGTGTTTTCCTATTTGAGAGTGAGAAGTCGGTGCTAAAATGCCCTAAGTTTTCAGTGGGCAATTCTCTTGCGGTGTTTGGTTCAAACATTACGAAAAGGCAAATAGAGTTGTTGCTTGAGTTAGAAGTGAACGATGTGGTTCTTGCGTTTGACAGTGACTACCATACTGTTGGCGATGCAGAGTTTGAGTTTTTTAGGGCAAAAATGCAAAAGCTGATAGCGAAACTGAAACCATACTTCTCTGTGAGCCTTATTTATAACAATCAGGGATATGACGGATACAAGTTTTCGCCAGTAGATTTTACCGAGGAGCAATTTCACAAACTTTACAAAGAAAGGGCGATATTATGAGCGAGTGTAAATGTTACCGAAATGGGCGCTGTTTATCATTAAGACGTATGGATGAAATTGATTGCGCTGGGGACGAAACGAGATGTAAGTATCGTTGGGTTGAGAACGGTGCGATGGATTATACTTGCCCGTATTGCGGCGACAATTTCTTGGTACCATATAAATTTTGCCCGGAATGCGGAAAGCGTGTGCAATTATGAAAACAATAAAGAAGTTAAAACTACAGCAGATACTCGATGCGATATACGAAGATGACGACTATATTTTCATTGAAGATCTACTGTATTATTTTGAGCAATTCAGCGATAAGGTCACAGAAGATGAGAATGGAGAAGTTGTGTTTTTGCCAAATAACCTCACAATTTTGAGTTGACGTTTTCTGCGGTATGTGTTAAAATAGATTAGAAGGAGGCGGCATAATGAAAGCAGCACTAATGCTTGGTGTTAATCCAAAGGCAAAGCGTGAGAGCAACGACTTTTATGCAACAGACCCTTGGGCTATAACAAAAATGACCCAAGAATGGAACAAAATTGGGCTTGAAGATAGAGTGTTTGAGCCAGCTTGTGGGCTTGGACATTTGTCCGATGCGCTAGCCGATTTAGGATACGATGTGTATTCATCGGATATTGTGGATTATGGATATTCAGAAATGGCAAAATTGGCGGATTTTTTAAGGGATGATCCGCCGACAAGCAAATTCCCATATTCTATCGTCACAAATCCACCGTTCAAATTGGCCAGTGAGTTTATCGAAAGGGCAAACGATATACTTGTCGATGGTGGCTTGTCTTGCTTTTTTCTTAAAATTCAATTCTTGGAAACGCCAAAGCGTGCAGAACTATTCAAAAAATGTGGACTAAAATACGTATATGTGAATAGTGAACGTGTGTGTTGTGCAAAGAACGGAGAGTTCGATAAATACTTTAAAAAGCGTAATGACCACTATGTTGGCGGCACACAGCTTTATGCGTGGTTCATATTTCAAAAGGGGTATTCTGGCGAGCCGGTTTTGAGGTGGATATAATGCAAGTAACCTGTATCCCTTGTAAACAAGTCTACTATAATTGGGAATCTGGGTTTCGTGTAATATCCTGTAGGCCAACAAAGGATTATGGCGATGAACTAGAATTAACGCCATACGGAACGTTTTCAATATCTGGCAATAATCTCATGGGCATAGTTCTTGGCGATGAACTGACCGTTGAACTAGAAAAAGATGAAAACAGCAAATACGCGGCAAGTTATCACATTTTTGGCTCTGCGGGATTTGTTGTCGAACAGCAACGTATCATTGTCAAAGAAGAACAAGAAATGGCTATTCTAAAGCAATTCATGACCGCGCGTCAGGCTAAAAGCGTGCATAGTTCATACCCGAATTTCATACAGTTAATCATGGACGGCCGCGAAGATGAGATAGACACAAAAAAAATAAAATATGTCGGCAAGTCTTATTTCGGGAGTTATGTAAAAAAACTAAGCGCCGAAAGAGATAGACTACGCCTACTGCCAGTAGCCGCAACATTTGGTATAACCGATTTAAACGAAATCGCAAAGTTGTCAAAAATATTCCATGACAAGATAGAGCTTGGCGCGGCGTTCAAGGAAAATCCATATCGCGTTTTATGTAAGCATCTAGACTATCCGTTCAGACGAGCCGACAAGGTAATTTTGCCAAGGCGACCGGAGTTTCGTGTCAGCAAACAGCGTTGCGAATTTGCCGTATATGATGTACTCAAGAACAATGAACTAGATGGGAATACGCGTATAAGCGCAAGCCAAATGGCAAGAGCGGTAAATGACTTTGCGCCAGAGCTAATATGCAAAGTCGTTGAAACCGTCAACGAATGCCCGGAAATATATTACAATCAGTCGAGCAAACACTGTGCATTGCAAGCGACATATGATAACGAAAAAATCATCGCTGACAACATATTGAGTAGATTGAAACATCCGCAACTCACGCCAATGGACTGGAAGAAGTTCAAGAGCATTGATGGGCTTGAATGCACCGATGAGCAAGCGGAGATTTTAAGGCTTGCTTGTGAGCAAAGTGTTATGATGTTGACGGGCGGCGCTGGATGTGTAGATTGTGATACGGAGTTTTTTACTGGAAAAAAATGGAAGAGAATCGCTGACTATCAGGACGGAGATTCAGTATTAGAATATGAGCCAGACACAAAGTCTGGCGTGATTGTTGAGCCAATTTCTTATATTAAAATTCCCTGTGAAACTTTGTGGCATATGGAAACAAAATACGGCGTTGATATGACTTTGTGTGATGAGCATAATATAATTTATTGGTCGACAAAGGGAAAACAACACGAATGCACTATCCAAGACATTATCGACAAGCAAAACAATAATGGTTGGACTGGACAATTTGCCACTTCGTTTAATTATAATGGCAAAGGTATCGATTTGACTGACGAACAAATTCGCATCATGTGTGCCGTTATATGTGATGGGTCGTTCTATGGCAAATTAAATTCTACCAGATGCCGTTTTCACATTAAGAAAGGCAGAAAAAAGGAACGACTCAAGAAATTGTTTGACGAAGCTAATCTTGAATATTCAGAATCTCAATCTGCCGCTGAAGGATATACGGATCTTTATATCCAAGCTCCACTTAGGGCAAAAGTATTTGACGATATGTGGTATCAATGCAGCCAAAATCAATTGAAAATCATTTGCGATGAAATCATTTTTTGGGATGGCTCCGTTAGTTTAAGTCGTGGCGGAGTTGAACGGAAAAGATTTTCGGCCAATGTCAAGGAGAATGCTGATTTTGTCCAATTTGCATTCACAGCTTGTGGATATAGAGCCTCAATCTCATCAAGAGATAGAACCGGACAAAAATACTTTACTTGTGGGAAATGGTATACAAGAAAGAGTATTGAATATAATGTAATCATCACATCTCGCAACATGGTGGGGATTTGTCATGACAACCGGATGCCGCACAAAAAAACAATGCCCATTCAAACGCCAACGAAAGATGGATATAAATATTGCTTTACTGTTCCATCACATATGCTAATATTGCGTAGAAATGGAAATATTTTTATCACGGGGAATTGTGGAAAGACATCTGCCGCAAAAGCCCTTGTGCGTATGTTAGAATACAACAATTTGTCATATTCAATTTTGGCTCCCACTGGCATAGCATCAAAAAGGATTTCACAAGTTACTGGTCGAATGGCATACACGGTTCACAAATTTCTCGCATCACAAATGCCATTTGGCGATTTTCTCATTTTGGAAGAATCTTCAATGCTTGGGGTAAATTTGCTTGGCTCATTGCTATATAATGCACCCAAAAGCACAAAAATCATATTTATTTGCGACAATGCACAGCTTGCATCCATTTCGTGTGGCAATATCGTGCAGGACATTATAGAAAGCGAAATTGTGCCAACGGCGCAATTGACAAAAGTTTTTCGTTATGGCATCGGTGGCATAGCTACGGTATCCACCGACACGCGAAACGGCAAGAAGTTCAAACCATCAGAATATCCAGACTATCGGTTCATCCCCGCGCAAGAAAATGTAATCGAGCAGATAATTTCAGCATATGATGATTTGATAGTGAGCGGGTATTCTGCGAATGATATTATGGTACTTTGTCCATACAACAAGACCAATGTTGGCACATACGCCATTAACGCGGCCATTCAAAAGAAATACAACGCACATCCAGACACGATAGCCAAATATCGCAAGGATGGGTACAACATCATGTTCAAAGTCGGCGATAAGGTGGTAAACACAGCAAACAACTATCATATGTCTGCTGTTGTTATGAACGATTGCGGAGAATACGAAGAGATGGACGAGGATGGGGAGCATTACACTATAAGCGTAATGAATGGCGATATAGGGTATGTCCGCGAGGTTCAAATACGCAAAGACGCGCCATGGGTCATTGTGGAGTTCGATAGTGGGTTTGGACTTTTTAAGCCAGAAGATATAAAAAATTTGTTGCTTGGATACAGCCTATCTATTCACAGGGTTCAAGGCGCGGAGGCAAAAACTGTTATTGCCGTTGTATGCAAAGAACACGCGACAATGGCAACCAGAAACTTGCTTTATGTCGCTTTATCCAGAGCAAAAGAAAAACTCATTGAGATAGGAGATGTTAATGTTATTAACCACGCTCTAAACATCCAAGAGAATAAGGAGCGGGATACTTGGCTTAAAGATATGTTGTAAGAATGGATGGTGATATTATGAAATGTAAATGTAGATGTTGCAGCAAAGAATTTACTGTTGGGGTTGATGGAATCTCTATTACTACTGAACTTGATGGAAGCGAAATATTGTATAATATATGTGACGATTGTTTGCTTGAAATTTGGGGAAAGATAAAAGATGATGTAAATCTGAAAGGTGGTGAAGATGATGAAAAAGTATGAGATAAGCGAGGTTTTGGTCAAATATCACGTCATAGAAGTGGAAGATGATGTCGACATTGAAAGCGTAATGTTAAAAGCGTGCAATATTCTTGACGAATGCGACAGTGGCATAGAGGCATTGGATGAAGCATTATCCAGATGCGGCAGATACGAAATATATCCAGAGCAATGCGGCCACAAAATAACCGACTTGTGTTGCGAATATGAACTGTAAAGGAGATGGCACAATGACTACAGAATTGAGATTTTTCGAGGATTACAAAGAAACCGCCGTAAGAATTTATCGGGATTGGAAGGGCAATATCCCAAGAAAAAATGAGTTTATTGGATTTTTCCCAGAAACAGACACGGACGAAGAAAACGACATTTGCTCCAACCATTTCAAAGTAGTTAAGGTCGACCATGGATTTGGAACACGATATCATTTCGTCGACGTTCTAATTGAGCCGCTTGATGAGGATGAAATGGAGCGTTGGTTTTGACCGTAGAGATACTCAAGCATCCAACCGAAGATGATTGGATGCTATGTAAGAAATGCACGTTTGTTACTATTTCAAAAGAAACGGACAAACCGCCAACGCAAGAATGGAAAGTTCGATTGCTCAAGGCCAACCATTCTCCCATTCGCACATTGCAATTCTGCTTTAAACTGACCGACATACCATACTGGCTTTCAGTCCACCTCTGTCGGCACGTTCATGCAACACCATTCGTTTCCACACAAAGAGATGACCGACAAGGCAAATATGAACGAGGTAAAGCCCCACAGGATAGTCCGGTGACTATGTGTTGGTACATGAATGCCGAAGAACTTGTAACCATTGCTCATAAGCGGCTTTGTAATCAAGCGTCCGAGGAAACGCGTGAATTGGTCAAAATGATTTGCAATGAAGTTGTCAAAGTAAATCCAGAGTTCAAAGAGTTACTTGTCCCGCTTTGCGTGTATCGTAACGGGCTTTGCACCGAAATGTTCCCATGCGGCAAGCAAAAGTAAAAAAAATACCCCATAGGGTATATTTGCCCTATGGGGTATAAGTGGGGTTCGAAAAAAATGGGGTTAAAAATAAAACAACTAAACAGACGAGCCAAACTTCCAGAAATAACCCATATAAGAAATGGGGCAATTTATATGGACGTATATTCCGCGTGTAACGGTATAGAAATCATACATCCACAAACTATTGGCAAAATCCACACAGGCTTAGCGTTTGAACCGGAAGATGGATATGGATTGCGAATTGTGAAAAAATACAATATTGATTATGACGAACTTACCAGAACCAATATTGTAATCAAAAGCTCTCTTAATGACGAGTTGTTCATTCCATTGTATAATAGAACAGATTTCCGACACGTAATACTTAGTGGCGAGAAAATCGCCGAGATAAGGTACGAGAAGATAAACGGCAAAAGACAAGTGGTGAGATAAACATGAATACATATGATTGCAAATATGTCATTCGCAAAATAGACAACAATCTATATGCTCTATTCGTGGATGATAATTTTGTTGAGCGCAATTCTGACGTTTTCGCCCTATGCAAAAAAATTGAGGAGTTGAAAGCCAATGACAATTCTCGTTGACATAGACTCTACGTTGACCAATTTTAGCGAAGTATGGCTACATTATCTCAATATGATATACAACACTAAATATCGCCAAGAGAACATCACATCGTGGGGTTGGCCAGAAAAGGTGTTTGACGAGCCATGGGAGCCGCTTAACGAAAGAAAATTCTGGGAAGAAGTTAAGGTCAATGAGGACGCAAAGTGCGTAATTTCCGAGTGGACTCGATACAATAGGCATAAAGTGTATCTTGTGACCGCAAGCGAATATACGGACACGCTAGGGCTAAAAATCAGGTCTACTGTCAATCAATTCCCGCCAAACGTTTTGACAACACATAATGTGCTTATCGCCCATGATAAATCTCTCATTGATGGCGATGTTATCATTGATGATAACCCAGAAAATCTAAAAAATGGGAAATGCAAGTATCGTCTATTATATGACCAACCATGGAATAGGAACCAAGACGGGATGTTTGTGCGAGTTAATGATTGGGCGGACATCCAAGAAACAGTCAGTCAAATAATCCTTTCAAAATGAAAAAAATAGCCTATACGATTTTTATGTCGTCTAGGCTATTGGATTTTATGCCTTATCTACCCACGCCAGAACGCCGTTAACAACACCAAGGACCTTGCCATTGTCTGCGTCGGTGAAATCAGGGAGGAGCGTATCCACATAATCCTTTGTTGCCGCTTCGTTTGTGTCGGTCGGTTCTCCTCGGAGGATAAGCTTGCCGACCATCGTGCCGCCAGATTTGAGCAGGGCCGATGCCTGAACGGCGTTTATTTTGCCGTCGGCATATTCTTTTGTGGTGGCATGATTTGCTGCCGTTGGCGCACCAACAGAAACTGGGACATAAGTTGATTGTGTATCGGCCTTGACAAAGGCAGCAGAGCCATCAGTCGCGCCAGTTAGTCTTGGCGCGTTTGTACCGCTTGCCTCAATAGTCGCACCGATATAAATTGGCGCTGGGCCATCAGTGGAAATTCTGTGCGCATTTATAATGCCATGCTCATTCATGTTTAGGTCTGCGTCGATCAACCCATCATCGCCAATCAACGAGTGATCGTCAACATATTTCTTTGTTGCCGCATCCTGATCGGCGGTTGGATCCAAAAGGTCTGTGATTTTGTGATTGTTCAGACTTGTTTCAGATTCGATTGCCAATCCGCTATCGGTGTTACTGATCGATTTAACTCCCATAATGGCATTCGCGCCCATCTGAAGATTGCCTGTCATCTCCACTGATCCATCGGCCATAAAATCTCCGCCGCTCACAGCAGCGCCATTTACGTGCAGTATTGGTCTACGCTGTTCGTCTTTTGTGTATGAGAATTGAGTTGAATCTAGTAAATAGCCGCCATCGGCTGCTCTTATTGTTGGCATAAAATACCTCCTAAATTATTACTTCTCAATTTTCGTCTGGATATTCCGCGCGGATGCTTGCCTTTGCTGCTGCAATCAGTGTGGTTAACTCTGCCGCCTTATCATTGCCCTCTGCTTGGTACTCTTGCCACTTCTTATTTGCTTCATCAACAGTAAGCTGTTCGTTTTCATAGGTGATACATTTTACTGTTTCGTATGCTCTTTCGCGAAGTTCAGCCGGTGTTAGAGGAATGTATTCCCAATGGATACCGTCTGTTTCGTTATACGACAACACGGCGTGTGTATTCGGATGGTCAATACGGGCAGGATAGGTTTCCTGTGTGATGATTTGATCGTAATTGGATTGCTGAGATACTAATGTGGCTTTATTGCCTGTCGTTGTGTAGATGTACATTATATCACTCCTTACTTATTTATATTAGAAACCAACCGTGGCTACACAATCTCCCGTTATTTGATATGCGTACCTACCATCGCCACCATTTCCAACATCCGTTAGCATTGTTGTGTTCTGAAATATTTCGTTAGAAAAAATGATACTATTTTTTACAACTTGGACCGGGGTCTTGTATGCGGCAACTTGAGCAGTATTCTCACCGTCGAAATACCAAACACGAGACGCGCCAATTACCGGCCCGCTAGATTTTATTGTCAAAGAACACATATCTACGCCAGCCACATTCACAGTTAAATCAACTTGCCCCATTGCATCATAAGGTACGTCCGGTGTAACTGTGGTTGTGCCATTAGAAGTGATCGTCAAGGCTTTGCTTGGCCAAACAGCAATATTTGCCTCTTGTTTTACAGCGCTAGCTTGTAGCCATGTGAGCAAGTCACCTGTTGGAGCAGTAGAGAAAGTTAGTTTTCTATACATTTCGTTATTAAAATGGATAAACCATTCATTATTAGGCGCAACAACTTGCCCGCTTCCTATTGCGGTTTCATCATAATACAGATCATACACATTATCAAGCTCTTCACGCATAGAAATGGAAGAAAAAGTCAGATTATTTGAAGTAAAACTAATTTGAAATGTTACTTCGCCAGTCGCTAAGGCTTCTTCTGGTAGAATAGCGGATGTATAAATGCCATCATTTATTACCCATGTTTCACTAGAATAACTTGAGCCGCCACCACTTTCTAACGTCCCAACAACTCCGCCAATGTTAACATCTTTCTTAATATTATCGGGAATTAGAGTAGAAGGTTTATTCACAGTTACTTTACTTAATACTTTTCCGCTATCTGGGGATACCACCTGATTGCCAGAAGCCATGGATAAGTCTACTGTTTTAGTTTGCTCAGGCTTGGAATATAATGGTATATTGGTGCCATTATATGTGATAGATTTTACAGATTTTGTTGTGTCTAACGGCATAAAAGACCACATCCTCAGTCATTATTATTTTCAGCGTCAGTTATAACAAGGTTTTGAGTGCCATCATCATTGTCTGTGGATGTAATATTATATTCTCCGCTTGCAAGATTGGGAGCAATAAATATCGCAGAACCAGATTTTAGGATTTTCCCATTTACAGCAAGTACACTATTCATATTTACGCCCTCCTTTTATTCCGTTCTTTTCCACATATAAACGGCCAGATACGGGGGCATATTGTTGTGTGCCGCATTGCCGCCAACTTCTTCTGTCATCTTATCATTGCCAGTACCAGACCACCATGCTGAACTTACATCGATATAACGCGCTACACGATACGTGGCTGCGCTTGTATCATTGCCCAATTTTATGTTGTGCGTGTGTTTTGGCATTTCATCGACGGTTAGCGTATGCGTTGCTTCACCACCGGTCTGCCCAGCAGTATATCCACCACCAACGCCAAGCAGGAAACGCCCCTGAATGTTTTCCCATGTGCCGCCCAAAAAGGTTTGTGGGTTAGTGGAATTGACAGACATATAAATACTACCAACTGGGTAAATAAGAGAAAGCAAAGACTGTTTATTGACAGCATCTGTGGCGTTTACGGGGTCGGAAACGCCTGTTATTCTATTGTTCACTACAGACATTACACCGCCTCCGCCCGTCGGCATAATCGGAGAGCTAGCAACGGACGTGCTCCATGCACTCGAACCAGAACTTGTCGAAACTATATATGTCGTTGCTGGAGCAGTAAAAGTCTTATCGAACGCAACTGTGGCTTCAAACTGCATACTATAATCATTCGTACCAGTACCAGACTTCTCAGCAAAAACCAACCGACCCATTACGGAATTGTGCTGTGGCAATTTGCAAATGACAGTGTGCCCATTGCTCCATGCGTTGTAAATTTTATCTTTTGAAATGTTAGACGTAAAACTGGAAGTGCCAGAAAAAGTTACAACAAGAGGCCCAGACGCTGTTATTTCAGATATATACCACTGCGTCGGCGTTGCGTATGTGTTTGCAATTTCTTCATAAGAAATGCTTGTTTTGTCGGTATCATGCACAACAACAAACCCAAACGATATCTCATATACATCGCCGCTGGCAACATAATTAACTGAAGCATACGGTGCGAATGTAGCCGTTGGATGCTTTGCGAACACTGGTCGACCAGAAATGTATGCAGCTTTAATATTTTCGGCGGTTTCGCTTGCCGTATAATAATTTTGGCCACTAACCGCAGTGAATGTCACGATCAATGGGTTCGCCACTTCGGAATATGACACGCGCCATACATTGTTCGAAGTGGCAAATGCGGTTAAAAGTCCAATTTGTCCAGAAAGCCCTAGTTGCGCGACGGAGAATCTATACCCGCTAGTTATATTATTTGTGTCTATACTGGCAGCCGACAAAATCGTGCTTGGGGATATATTTGCACCCGTGACCTGAATGGCAGAATCAATGACCACAACGCACACACGATTTGCTTGCATGGCCTGACTGATTTGCTGAAATGTTTTGTCTGCAACGAGTGCATCTGCCGTACCAGATAAGTGTACAACCAAAACCTCTTCGCCAGAATATAACCCGTCACTATTTAATTTGAGGTTATTATTTGCTGTGGCGGAGATTTGCGCTCCAATCTTAGGTTGAGTGGCAGTTGATGAGTCAACAACGATCGAAGCGTCTTTTGCCACAACACTGGACACCTTGCCGTTCAACGCCGTCTGTGTCGCATTGCTTATCGGCTTATTTGCATCGCTTGTATTGTCGACATTGCCCAGACCCACATCGGCTTTGGTCAATTCAACAAGTTCGACCTCTATTTTATCTGCTGCGGAAATTGCGCCCGTTCCATCACCCATGAGTATGCCATCGACATTGATTTTGTCTTGCTTGGCATCTACGTTTGCCTTTGTTGCAATATCTGCATCGTTACTATATGTTCCAATATATTTCATAATCCCATCTCCTTATCATTTTTATGCCATTATCATACAATTAAATAAGAGCGTCGCCAATGTGTCCATTATGCACTGACCCCCAAGATTGTGATCTGGTACTTGCCAGCTGCAATGTTGGCGGCAGATGCAATTTTAATAGTTAATGTGTTATCATCCGTGACCAGTACGGTTGGGATCACGTCCTCTTTGCTAGACACCTCGGTGACATGATAAGAAACTTTTTTGTTGAGATTATGAGATACAGTCCAAGTGCATACACCAGAGGATGCCGTAAGAGCCGGATTCGTTGCCGTATAAGTTTTGACGGCATTAGACGATAAAACTCCAGTCAAACTTGAGCCGTCGCCCTTAAACGCAGTGGCGGTCACTGTTCCTTCGACCTGTAGTTTTGTGCTTGGCGTGGCGGTGCCAATGCCGACATTGCCACTACCGGCGCTATTATTCTGCAACACGAGCGGTCTTTTGGCGTTGGAGCCTCCGGTTACATACGCCTCAATATAATCGACATCGGCACCAATGCCGCCAACATTAAGAATGGCATTGCCGGTACTTTTAGAAGTAAATCCTCCGTTCAGTGCGGTCTTGCCAGAGAGCGTCTTGTTGCCACCAATTGTTTCGTCGCCTGTCTTATGAACGACATCTGTATCCGTGGCCTTGGCGCTAATCAGCGCCCTAACGGCTTCGTCATCAAATGGCAACTTGCTATATTTCTTAGTTCCATCGCCGATCTTGTATCTTGTTTCGCCTTCCGCAGTATCAACGATAATAACTTCGCCATCAAGCAAAATCGGGTCTGATGTAGTCCAATTTGCGCTTGTATCGCGGCTTAATTGATGCCGCGTGTTAATTACTTTTTGTCCCATAAGCATCCTCCTTTATTTTATGGAGGCAATACCGTGAATAAACACGATATCGCCTCCATTTTATTTTACAATTAAGTTAATTAGCCCTGAGCAAGAGTAGCCGCATTGCCACCCTTTAGCACAAGAGTCAGCGTCCCCTGAGCTAAAAGATCGGTGCTGATGCTCGTAATGTCAACAGCCTTATCGGTCACAGCAAGGGCAGTACCGCCAACCTTTACGGCTTCAATAACGTTGACCTGAGCGCCGGTAGAAATTCCGCCTAGTTTAGCACCCTCGGCATCGGTCATCAGCCGCTTGCCGGTTTCCTTGGCAACATAACCAGACGCAACATCGGCAGTCTTGGCATAAGGCTCAAGAGCGGCGGCCTGAAGCGCAGTATCGGCCTTGCCCAAACTATCTCGAACAGCCTTAATGAGCTTAGCCTTGGTAATGGTCCCATCGCTAATGGTAGCAGTAACTTTATGGTCATCACTAACATCAACAACAATCATATCTCCAGTCTTAGAGCCGGAGGTGACATATTCAATCAGATCGCCAACGTCGATGTAGACCTTATCGCTAGTGGCATTAGCTAGGGTCAGAACGAGGTAAGTACCAGCAGTATGCCCAGCTGGGTTCTCAACGACTTCGCCGCTTTCAACGACCATATCCTTGGGAATGTCGATGGTGGCGATTTTGCTACCATTTTGGGTGAATGTATAACGCTTTGCGGCATCAGTTGGAGTAGTAGAATCAACTGTTACAGTATAATCTACCTGAGCCGGAAGAGCGGCAATCTTCTCATCCACATAGCCGATGGCAGTAGTAGCCGTAGCGCTTTCTGGAATAGTGCCGATTTTAGCCATGGCATCAGTGCCGGCCTTCTTGGCTTCAGCAATGGCGGCATCTTTAGCATTGGCATAGCTCTTAGCCTCTGTCTTAGTGGCATAATCTTTAGCATCAACGTCGGCGATGGTAGCCTTAGAAGCGGCAAGCTCATAGGCGCTCTTGACAGTCTGAGCGTAGCCTTCCTCACCAAGAATGGCCGTCTTGAGGGCAGCATCCTTAGTAGCGGCATCAGTGGCTGCGGCAGAAGTGGCCTCAGTCTTAGCGGTGGCAATAGCGGTGCTGACCTTAGCCACATCAACTTTGCCCTCTAGAGCCTCGACGCGGGCAGTAACGCCAGAATCACCAGTGACCAGCCCATCAGCATAAGCCTTCGCGGCGGTCAGCGCATCAGAGGACTTGCCGTCAGCATATAGCTTTGCGCCCTTGATGGTATCGTCGGCAGCCTTATCATCGCCATTGCTTACAACAGCGGCAACAGCATCAGTAACGGTCTTGACAGTGGCAGCCTTATTACTAGCACTATACGTGCCATCGAAAGACACGGTGTCCTGCTTTGCATCAATAGCGGCATGGAGACCACTGATTTTGCTGATGCCCAGTTCAGGGATGTCGTCAGCAATAAGCTCGCGGCGAACCACTTCGATTTGACCGTTGGTCTGCTTGACAGCAGATACTAGCTTCTTAGTAACAGCGGCATCCGCAAGAGTTAGAGCGTCGACATAACCCTTAGCAGTGGTTTCTGCGGCAGTCTGAGCGGCGCTAGCCTTTTCCTCGGCATATTTCTTAGCGCCTGCGATAGTAGTAGTAGAGGAATCACTGGTAGTAGTACCCTCGAGAGCGGTCTTAACGCCAGCGGCCGTACCAGCGGCATCATAGGCGCTCGACTCTGTATAAGCGGCAGATTTAAGACCGGGGATGGCAACCTCAGTACCATCAACGGAGATGGTGCCATTGGCAGTTCCGGTCTTAACTTCCTGAACGGCAGACTCAGCTTTAGTTAGCTTATCAGTAACAGCCTTGGCAAGTTTTACTTCGGTAATCGTGCCGTCAGTAATGGTAGCAGTGACTTTGTGGGTCTGCGGGTCGATGTTTACAAACACCATGTCGCCCTTAGCAGAACCAGATGTGACATATTCAATTAGATTGCCAACATTGATGTATAGCTTGGTTTCGTCGGAATCGTTCAGTACCAGAACGATATAGGTCCCAGCCTCGGTCACACCAGCCGGGAGAGAGCCAGCCTCGTAAGTCTGAACGGAGCCAGACTTGACCACCATGTCTTTGGGAATATCAATAATAGCACCAACACCAACATTATCCTTGGTCAGCTGATAAGAGGCAGACATACCAGTGGTAGCCTCATCCAGCTTCTTTATGCTATACTCAGGATGCACAACCTCAGGCACAACAACTTTCAGCCCTTTGGTGGTCAAAGATAGGGCGTTGTCCGTATCATCAGAAATAGCCACTTTAACAGTAGGTGCAGTGGCAGTGCCGCCAACAGTAACAGACTTGTCGGCAGCCTTTACAGAAGCAACCTTAGCATTGGCCACTGCCAACACATCGGCGATTTTCTTATATAGACCAGTGGCGACAGCCTCGCCTTCGGCTTCCTTACCAACCTTACCGATTAGGTCTGCAACTTGGCCCTGCAATGTAGCGACATCAGAAGCGAGGTCGCCAGAGGCAGTGGTAGAAGCCAGTTTGATCAGAGTACCAGCCTCATTGGAAATCATATACGCTTCACACTTGCTATCAGCGACAAGTGTTAGCACCTGACCAACATAGGCGGTAGCGCCAGAAGCGGCATAAGTTTCAAGTTCGGTTTTGCTGTACCATACGGCCGTAGTATCAACAGGCGCGGGGTTGCCACGCTTGATACTAAGAGGGAACCCCATGTAAGCAGCATCATTCATAATTTTAGCCATATTATATTTACCTCCCCTTTAATTAACCAATGGTTACAGCATAAGTTTCGCCAGCATCTATGGAGGCGGGCTGATACACATAAACATTATAAGCGGCGGCAGCGTAATCATTAGCGCCCTTGACCTGAACAGTGGCAGATTGCTTTACGAACAATGCAGTAACATCCGCATTCAGGGCTGACGGCATGAGCACCTTGGTAATCTTGCGGTCAGAAGGGACGGCAACAACGACCTTGACAGCGCCAGCGCCAGCGCCAAATGTTGCCAGAGTGCCGGTGCTAGTGGCCTTATTGTTCTTTAGCGCACGGACAACGGCAGAGTCGATATCAGCATCGCTGGTCATTGGCCCCCAGAACATATAGCGAACACCAATCAGGTTCCCACTATCTTTACTTGCAGAACCAGCCTTGATCTGACCAGCGGGGTACTGATTCCCCAGATTGGTGACAGGAATAGCGCCATCATTATAAGTGGCCTTAGCAGTAATTTTCTTGGCGGTAGCCTCGGCAACCACATTCTCAAACGTTCCAGTTGCAGTGGACTTCTTGTCCGTAACGCCAGTGCAACTGACTTCCCATGTCTGAGCGGTAATGCCAGTAGCTGGGCCATAAGTATAACCGCCAGCGGACAGAGCGGCAGTGTAGGTCAGGTTCTTCGTTGTGCCGATTTCAAAGGTGCCAAGACCACTAGTGGCGCTAAAGGAGACGGCTGGGTTTGACTTGGTTGGATTGGCTTCTTGCGCCATCAGGCTAGACAATACCTGTTCCACATTCTTGCCCTTGGCGGAAAACTTGGCAGAACCAGACGGCTTTGCCAAAGTGCCAATGGCTACGGTATAGGTGATGTCATCGTCAAAATAGACGTTATCAGCACGATAGTTGCCGTCCATGGCCTTCCACTCACTATCATACACATAAGCAGTATAACTGGTCTTATCACCAGAAATTACGCGCTTGACGATGGCTGTGTCGCCAGTGTGGATTTCAGTAGAACCGACAACGCGAGTAATGGCGGCAACGTCCTCTTCTCCGCTATTTGGAGTTACATCGAAATTCTTGGCAGAATCGCCGCCAAAATATTTCAGTTCAGATAATGGAGTAACGCCATCGCCAATTTTTAATTTGCGAGTGTCGTTCTCATAAACGGGTTCGCCAGCCTTAGGAACAGCGGTGCCCTGTCCCGCCAGAGCCTCTGCGGTATCGTTAAGGAACTGAAGGCGAGAGTTAATAATTTTCTCAGGCATAGTAAATTATCTCCTTTTCTTTATTTTATTATTATCAAACGAGGAGGCTATCAGCGTCTCCGCCGTCTAATACCAACACGGAGCCATCTTCTTGAGATAGTTTGTTTATGGAAAGCGAAGCAACAGTTGCCTCACCGGTCTCAGAATTTACGTAAATGGAATTTTCATTACTAGAGGAAACGATGCCACCAGATTGATTTCCTTTCGCGATTGGCAATGAAACATCGCCGTTTTCCAGCATATCGATCGTAACATACTGATCACCGCTAGGAGTTGTGCCACCATAGTAATCCAAACCGCTCCATGCAGTCATACCATCGCCAATTTTGAATCGCCCTTTGTTTGCTCCATCGGTGGTCAGACCCAACTCGCCAATCATTAACAATGGGTCGTTAGCTTTCCAATTATCCTCGGCGTCAGACCGCATCTGCATATGGGTCGTTAATATGCGGTTGGACAAGCCTGTAGCAAAATCCTTGCTATCGCCACCGTCAATTGCCGCAATATCAATACTGCCACTAACAGCGGGAACAGGCACATCACTAAGTTCGTATTTTCGCTTAGTTGGGTCATATATCATCCAATAGCCGCTGCCACTTGGATCTGGATATGGAGGGTTATTATTTATTGCGGTTACATTGCGCTCGATTTGATAAAATTCACTAGGGACTCTACTCCCACAATCACATTTATTTATATTCATATAGCGCCACCTCCAGCTATTAGCCGATGATGACCGCCCGATAGGTATTAGCCGCGAGGGTGCCATTACCAGCAGTGTCGTTAATAACAATGGTCACGCCGGTAGAAGAAACAGAAACATCAGCCATGACCATATCGCCGCTAGCAGACTCAAACAGCTGGACGCTAGTTGGATCATTAACGCCATGAGTGGACGAAGCAATTGTCCAAGTAAACGCGCCACCAACCGCCGTTAAAGCACCGTTCTGAGCGCTGTATTTCTTTAGAATAGTGGGAAGCGTAGTCCAAGTCGGGGCAACACCATTACCGCCAGCCGTCAGATACTGACCGGCCGTACCGCCACCAATGGGAGCATAGAAAGTGGGGTTTGCGTTGGCAGAACCATTCATCGTGATGGTGTTGGCAGTGGCATTCTCGGCAATTCCGCCAAGCTTAGTAAAATTTGCGGCCGACATGGCACCAGCCGAATCCGCAGAAGCAAGACCCATCTTGATGCCATCAGCGTCAACGCTTAGACCGTTTGCAGAAACAACCTTGGCAGACACCACGTTTTCTTTGCTAATTTCAATGCCATTACCGGCAGTATAGGCATCGACTAAATCCTGAACATTCAGGTAAATATGGCTCTCTTTTCCGGTGCCTTGCTGAGAATCGTAGGTGTTAATAACAAAGTCAATGTACTTAGTCCCAGCGGGGAAGCCAGAAGGGTCACCGTCGCCAGTGGAGGTCTTAATACTAGCAGATTTAACAAGATAGTCCTTTGGAATGTCAATATCAACGCCAGCCTTTGCGCCATTCTTCTTGAGTTGATAGGTTGCCAGATAGCCATCAGTGGCAGTGTCTAGTTTAACAATTTCATACTCTGGGACAGTTACGGCAGGAGCAGTGACCATAAGCCCGTTATCGCTCAGTGACGCAATGTTGTTAGTGTCAGGATCTAGCTTGATGGCGACAGTGGGAGTTTTGACCGCCCCGGTTACGTCGATGCCCTGACCAGCAGTCACAGAAGAAACTTTTGCGTCGGCAAGAGCCTCTGCGGCTGCGGCAGCGGTAGCAGCATCATCCGCAGCTTTCTGCGCAGCTTCAACAGCAGCAGTAGTAGCTGCTCCAATGGCCGCTGGGGTAATAGCGGCACTAGACAGAGATGTAACATGACCGGCCACATCTACAGACAAAACTGGAACGCTAGCAGCTGCACCGGCACTGCCAGCTGTTACGCCAGACAGGCTATGCCCCAGTGTGACGGTTTTGCCAGAGCCGTTAATGTCTACCCACTTATTGCCCGAAGCAATCGTAAATGTGTCAACCTTAGCATCAGAACTAAGAGTTGTATCTTTTGTTGCACCCGTAACAGCGGTAGTCGCTGCACTCTGGGCCTTAATTAGGATTTTAGACCAAGCGTTCTGGTTTACCTCGCCACCGCCAGCGACGGCGTTCTTGACGGCCGTGTCAAGGGCATCGAACGCCTGTTGCATAGTCATGCCATTAGTTACATAGCCGCCCTCGACTGGAGTATATCCAGTAAGAGTCAATCCGACCACATTTGTGGTAGTAACAGTGCCATCAGTCCCAAGTCCGGTCACTACGGCCCCCGTAGAAGTAGTGTGATTATATACAACACCAACAGGCCCCCATTGAGTTCCGTCGTAACGATACAATAGATTGTCCGCACTATTGTAATAAATCTGCCCCTGTTTGCCATTAACAGGGCTTGTCGCTAAAACTTGAATTACGGCGTTCTGAAGCTCGGATTGGAGAAGGTTAATGTCGGTTAAGAATTTCATAGCCATAAAATTTCATCCTCCTTATTTAGTTTAGATATGCTTTGCCACTAAATGCGGCATTAAAAATACACACCAAATTATTTTCATCCACATAATCAACCTGACCAACAACTACGTTGTCGCCAGTATCAACTATTGTAACAGACGGATATTTACCGAGGTCGTGCTTAATTTCCCAACGTTTAGATGCTACGGTCTGGGTGAAACTGAACGTCTTGTCCCCAGAGCCACCACTACCAATGGGAATATCACTAAGCACATATTCCTTTTTGTTGACATCCCAAATCAACCAATAACCGCTGCTATCTGGCGTTGGAGGATGATTATTGATGTCGGTAATATTCTCCTCAATTTGCAAAAACTCACTCGGGACCGGCGTATAGGTTTTCCATGGATTGATAGATCTCTTTACCCAGCCGTCAAAAGTTTCGCTATGATACACTCTGCCATCTTCATTTATGCCGCGTAATTGCATAGTGTATTTACCGCTGTACGGCAACATATCCATAGTCAACACGGCAGAGCAAATATTGCCATCTCTCGCCAACTGAATAATGTTGTAATGGTCATCACCGCAACAGCATTTCTCGTTGGCATAATCAATATCTAGTTTGTAAGTCCAAGAAGAATCGGTGTCCACAGTGACAACAATTTCATCAACGCCACAATTCCCTTCAAAGGCCAACGTTTTTGTGTCTTGTTTTACCTTTGTGCCAGTTAATGTTATGTTCACCTCGACCAACTCCTTTCTGTATTAAATTTTATATAATATCATTGCTCTATCCATTGCCCATCAGCTTCACTATATCTACACCATTTACCGGAATCTATTTTGTAAAACGCATCGGCATTTTTAGCATCAGTTTGCGCTTTGTTGTATCAAGTGCCATTATAAATCACCTCAATCACTTAACAAAAGTGTTACGATAAAAGTTTTATTTATAGCTTCCTCATCAACATGAGTTGGAGTTTGTAAAGCTATCATATAAGGAAGTTGCCCAGAAAGGTTATAAAAAGTCAAAATGGAACCTTCGTCTATCTTATGGTTATATGTTAAGTTCTGCATAAACGTAGTTTTATTCAGAGTACCTCCATAACTAACATAAAACCAGTCTACATCTCCATTTTTCGGAAATATTGAAATACCAATTATCTTAAAAAATTTATCTTCAGTGTCTATTCCTGCTCCAACAAGTACATCGTGAGAAATAGCAAGATCTTGGCCTGTAGGTGTATATTCAAAAGTTATTATATTAGAAGATGCCGCAGTTGAAGCGACATTCACCGTCACTTCAACTTGCCCCATTGCATTATAAGGTGCATCCGGTGTAATTGTGGCTGTACCGTTAGAAGTGATGGTTACTGATTTGCTTGATTGAATATTGGCTGTAGGCAAATCCGCAGTAAACACAGAACTGCCAGATTTTAGAACTTTATTATTAGCAGATAAAATATTTGCCATATCCCATTCTCCGTTAAGCAGTACGCTTCCACATATACACAGTCAAATATGGTGGCATATTATTGTGGGGCTGACCGTAACCAAATGTAGAAATGCAGTCAGGCTGAAGCTCCCAATTTTTCGTCGAAGTTGTCGAAACGGCGTTACGATACCAACCTTGGGCGGATGAACTACTCGGTATAGTAATAAGTGGTTGGGTGTTTGGCAATTCTGCATTCGTTAGCGTGTGCGTTGCTTCACCGCCCGTTGAGCCAGCCGTGTATCCGCCACCAACGCCAAGCAGAAAACGCCCCTGAATGCTTTCCCATGTGCCGCCAAACAGCGTTTGCGGATTTGTAGATGAAGTAGAGATATAAATCGCGCCAACAGGATAGATTTTTTGCCAAATGGCATTTATTGCGGATTCCACGTTGTCCTGCAAGTCATTCATTTCTTTCGCCCGAACTGGAGTGCCTTGCTCTGTGACTGTTCCACGCACTGGGGAAATATCGTAAGTGTCAGTTGTCCCAGATACTTGTGTGAGCTTATATCTGTTGATATACGATGCCGCCAAATCCTTAAAATTTATTTTAATCAATTATACCACCTCCATAAATACCGCCCTCGCCATAATATAGCCCAGAGCCGTAGGTATTATAATATGACACATTTTCTTCAACATATTCTCCATATTCATAAGCCAATCCATTCTTGACCCAATCATCTATGTCATTAACATCGCCGCATTCCACCCATTGTGCGGAGAGCGTGATTATCTGTTGCCCGAACTCGTTTGAATACGACAGTGACGGCGCATCAACAAATCTAACCATCAAATAGTTACCGTTACTATCCTTTATGGTTTTGACGGGGTTGTCTTTGTCCATAAGAAAATTGGCAAAAGCGTTGGCCAGACTAACGATGCTCCTTGCGCCATCGCTTCTGCCAGAGAATGTCGTAACTTGTTTGAGCGCGTTTGCTGTGGCGATTTTTGCTTCAAATCCGCCAGTTCGATATTTCTGCTTGCCGTTCGATATGAACGTAGGAAATACACGATTGAACGGATTATACGTTCCGACGCTATGGTTGAAATTCGTCGTATCATACACCTTCGAATAATACGCCGCAAACTGACTATTCTTATCGCCGATTATTGTTCGCCCACGATAGTTATAATTCGTCACTCCATTTGTCAAATATCCACTCTCAAGTCCACCGTCATATTGTAACACAACGGCATATGTGACATCTTTTTCTGGGGCCATATAATCAATAACAGAATAGTCCATAGTTTCTATTCTACGCGGAGAAATTTTGGCTATAGTCCGCCAGTTTTTACCATCTGGGAGCAAACATTTAAACTTTACATATTCCACCCCATCTAAAACACCATCAGAAGTGGGTAGATATTTCAAATCGGCATATTGGCAATTTACAACATCTACCGATAATTGCCCATCTGGTATGACGAACTGCGACGTTGTAAACGTCGTGGTGTATGCTATATCGTCCAAGTACCCATAAGGTTTACCATATGCAGTCAATCTATATTCTGTATTTGGAGCCAACCCCTCAAAAACGGTGGTGTATGAGAAATCAGATGATGCGACATAAATATCTTCTTTTCTCTTGACAACACTATTGCCAGTTGAAAGCGAAAAGCCAAGAGAGGTAAGAGCATACCCCGCACTTTGCAAATACTCAAATTCAACCTTAATGTTACTGTTAACAACATTTTGCGGGATATTAACAATATGGAATTTGTTCACAGCAAAACAAGTAAACAAAATCCCGTTTGAAATAGCCCCAGAAGCAGCGCCATCCGGGCTTTCAGCATAGACAGATATGCGCGCCAAATATTTCTTATTGTTTTGCAGAGAACCACCAGCCAACAAAAAGAAATATTGCCCATTTTGCGCGCCGTTCATCTTCATAAACTCCACCGTTTGCGTCCCGCTATAAATAACCGCCAAAGTTTCTGAGTCCCTAACAGTTAATGTACAATCATCAAAGCTGTCCAGCCCAACCATTTCAAACCCAAAACGCATATCATATGTTGCATCGAAATTTCCAACATCGTACAATATTGGTTTAGATAATGCCATACGCCCCCTCCTTTCTAAAACATATTTAATTGTGTATAAATATAGACAAATGTGCTTAAAGCACATTATCTAACCAGTAAATTTTATTAAATTTCCAAAGTAGTCTACATTTTTTTGCATTAACTTTCTTGCAATGCTTTATTGGGCTCTGGAAGTTTAATGCGTTTTGTTTTGGATACAACGCTGTCACATACCCCCTATGGGTTTCGCCATTTTTAAACGTATATTCCACCAAATCTCGATGATTAATTCCTAAAATATTATCATTTTTAGCTTTGCTTTGTCTACGCATAGGTTTTATAGTCCATTCTTTTATGTTACAAGTATCTGGCTGTAAATCCGTTATACATATAGCATCATTAGAGTGAGATTTTTCAATATTCCAATCAATACGTTTGTTTGCTGTATCACCACCATTTGTTAAATGTAAAATTCCTAAATTAGAAATCTGCTCTCTTAACCATTTCTTACCAATCATTACATGCTGCGCATAATTAAGGTCCTTATTGTCAGGAAAATTTAACAAAGCAAAGTGTCTGCCCATATATAATTCTTCTACGCCTTCTGTTTTCTGGTGACATTTTGTACATAACGTAATAAGATTACCAAGTGTACTTGAGCCTTTCAATCTTCTCGGTTTAATATGGTGAACCTCCAATCTACAATTAAATTTCCCACATTCCATACATTTGCAGCCATCTCGTAAAATTACAGCTTTACGAATATTCTCATCCAATCTGTTTGATTTTTGATATTGCCACCGATATGATTTATAACCATCCGTCAATGCTCTTATGTCAATAGCAACATCTTCTAACCAATAATTCGTTATATTTATCCACTTGTTAAGTTGATTGATGACTCTTATTATTGCTTGACGTTTCTGTAAAATACTTGGCGCAATTCGTCCTTCTCGTTTTAGAGAAGTTCTGTTATTAAATCTTGCTTGTCTATATCGTTTATGATAACGATGGTAACGCCTATATCCACGTCTGACATCCATAAGATGTTTCACATCATTACGCTGTTCTATAACCGCTTTTAAAAAAACCTTACTTTTTGTTTGACATTTCTGTACTAAAGCAAGCCCTGTGTGCAAACTTCCATCATCAATTCCACAACGAATTTCGTCTTTACAAATTTCATCATCAGGGATTCCCTTGTTTAATTGTATTACCATTGGATATTTACTAACCAATGTTGCTCGTTTCTTACGAATAAGGAACCAAGCCTTCTGTTCTTTTGTTGGTGCTAATTGCTTGCCATCAGCATCCAATACAAAAGAATAACTTGTCATTTCGGACACCTTCCTTTCGGAGAATTTTTCTTCGTGCCAAAGTCAAGTAGAGGACATGTGTTCCCCTGTTATCAATGCAGGACATTAGCATTGTTTCTTGGTTTGCACTCACAGAGCTTCAGACTGAAGATTACATCTAAAGGTGTGTCTTTGCCTTACTACTCAACATAGTTCATATCTGCAACATATCTTTCGATAGTAGCAGTCACTCAGGCTCGAAACCTATTGTTAAGTCATAGCAAAAGACTTAATGTGCCCACTTTTGTCTATGTTTGTATGCGTGTTTCTATATTTTTGAATACTTAACAATTAGTCCTCTCAATCAGAATAATACGGGTAAAATTTTATTGCCGTTATCGTCATAGCACTAGAGCCATCTGAATAATTACAAGAAATAGACTTGACCACATATCTTATCGGCGCATCCGTGCTATGTTTTTTATACATTATCACAGTGTCAACATCCAGCCAAGGTATTGGAATCGTTTGCAATGTCACAGTTTCCTGCATATTTGTTTTCCAATACAATTCAATATCCGCTCTTTCTTGCGCCAAAGCGTCGTTCAATATGTTCTCATATTCTCCGCCAGTCAAAACCAGAGTGCGTTCGCCTATTTTGTCGATGGAAAATGCAGACTGCGGCTTTCTGTTCCGCGCCTCTGCAAAAGCCTGTAGCCCCCCATAATCAACAAACCAGCGGCGCGTAGTTGTCGGAGTCGTATTATAAACACGAACGAGAAAAACATGGTAATATGGTTCGCCATCATACATTGAATTTATTGTTGTGAGTTTTTGTGAATTCTGTGGCGCGTTTGTATAATCGGCAGAAGTATCATATATATATCCACCAGAAGAATACGTTGATCCATCGGCTCCAACGATATCAAGGAACAAGAAAAAGCCATCGCTATCGCTGATAACGCTTGGATTAGAAGAGTCGAACAAATTGCCGTTTATATCCCTAAATTCTTCTGGGAAAACTATACCAACAAGAAACTGATCCGGTAATAGTGACGCTATTTCAGAACTGGATATCTGACAGGTTAAATAATTCCTATCTGCCGCCGTCCCGTTGTATACTCTGCCGCGTTTCAACATTTGCCAACCATTGCTCCAGCCGCCTTCTCCTTTGACGGCGTAATCACTAGGGAAAAATGCGCCAACGCTGTGCGTACGACCATATACCTGTATGTGGTTTTTTACGTTTTCATAGTCGACAGAAACATTCTCTTGAATTACAATATCTTTCAGCGTTTCATATGGCAGCATAACCGAGGCGGTTTCGTCTACTGGAATTGGCTTATAACAAAAAACGCCGTCTACATTAAAATAAATCGCATAGTTTGGCATAATATCACGCAAAGCCGCAAGCATTTCATACGCCGTTGTGCCTGTTTCAAATTCCATATCATATGGAACTGGTTGGATCTCGCCATTCTTCAATCGGCATTCGTCCAAATCGTAATCATTTATGCCGAACCTTTTCAGTATGCGTATCATTACGCCGCGAACATTCTCGCCCTTTGGAATTTGAATAGAAGTGCCACGGGCATAGTCTACTACCCCGCCGCTCATCCCCGTTAATTTAGCCATCATATCAACGCAAGACAAAGATAATGTGTTACTCTCTGCGTCATAATCGCTTTGCGGCGCATTAACAACGAAACGCCCTATCTTGTAAACATTCTCATCGTATACAACAGAAACATCAACAAACGTGGCTATCCAGCTTTCATCGGCAAGACGGTTTATTGGCTTTTCGCCTTCCTCCTTGGAGATGACAAGTTCCAAGTCAACATTGGTGCGCAAATCACTATTTGCGTCCTTGGAGAAATTCATTCCAACGATTTCACCATCGGCAGAATCGACAGTATAAAATTTTGAGGCGATTTTTTGCAGGAAGTCAACATGGAGTTCTTTTTTGATATTCGGCCGCTTTAATATCTCAAGATTAGTTGAATATTGACTTGACATTATTTCCATCTCCCTTCGGCTCGAATATCAACAGATATGTCGTTGCTTGTAGCCACTGACGTTGGAGATAAAAAGCGCCATTCGCCAGTTGAACTAACAGTATTGCTACGAGAACCATATGGGCATTCTATCCAAAAGGCGTTCTGAATTGTTCCAGATATATTCAGCCATTGCTTTGGCGTTTCGGTGAACAAACCACTCGGATACGCTACACCGCCATAATATGAAGATGACACATACAATGCCCCGATGGCTGTTGTAGCCGTGACATTATAACAACCTTGTCTTATGCTACATTCCGATGCGCCACTTGCCCATTTTCGCCAAGACCAGCCATCGGTTTCACCGTATTCAATAACACGGTCTGCTAATGTTTCTATGGTTTCGATGTACGCCAAAGAGAACTCCCCTTGCGGAACATATACCTTGTATACACTATTCACGCTTGGGGCAGCATTCCCCAGCCACATCATCTGCTTTGTTTGCCCGTTCACAAGCACATTACAATTTTTCCCGTTTACGCTTTCGACCTTACCAGAATATATCTTTGTGGAATTGCTGCCCTTTTCTCTGATCATTATCTCCATTGCGTCTAAAAAGTCAGATTGAACGCTCATATCATCACCTCGAATCATAACAAAGCGGCGGCACAGAATAACTCCATGCCACCGCTTTGTATATCTTAATATCTCTTATATGCACGTTGCCTTGCCAACATGACCAGACTTTCCATAAACCCTTGTGCGTCACTTCCGCTACGGACATTCGGAAACGCCATGGTCACGCCGCTGAACGAAATAGTATCTCCGCCGCTTGCAGGAACGCTAGCCAACATCTCTTCCGGTCGCTGTGCGCCCCACTCCCAAAGATTGCGCGTTATCTCTGACGGAAGTACACCATTGCCGCTGCCGATAACGCCAAGCTCTGGGCCATTCTCACCGAACATATGCAAGCCAGCAGACGAATATACCGTGCCGCCAGCATAGCCAGATTTAACCTTGGCATATGCCGCTTGCGCCTCTGAAATCGCGCCGACATCTTGCATATAGCCATATCCGCTCTTTCGGAACACCAAAATGCGTTTTTGTTGAGCTTTAGCCAATGCCTCCGCCGCATCGCGCAGTTTCTCTTGCAACTCTATCTGCTTTTGCAATTCAGAGTTGATTTTTTCTTGCGCAGACTGCTCATCCTCGGCCGCTTTCTTTTTCCATGAATAGATTTTCTCTTGATACTTCCACAGAGTTTCTTGGTTCTCCGCATCTTGCAGATAAGTATCCATTAGCTTTTGCAATGACGCGTAATATTCCTCTGTGCTGATTTGATCCATGGCAAGTTGATGGTCAAGGAGTTTGAGAGCTTCGTTAAATTTTTCTAGGCGTTTTTGAGCCGCCGTTAAGTCTTTTTTGCCGTCATCATTGCCAGATGCATCCGAAAAATATTTGTACAAATCTGGGAACCCATCTTTGACCTGTTTCATAGATAGGCCAAAATTTTGTATCGCATCTGCTCCATCACGATATTTTTTATTGACAGCCTCATAAGTCTGTATAAATTGCTGTTCTTGCGAATTAAGAACAACGCCAGCCTCTTTGAGTTGCTTTAGTGAATTATAATAATTACCCGCCGATGCCATAAGTTCCACAAAATCCTCGTTTTGCGTTTCTGACAATTCCCCATTTTCTTCTAACACGGAATTGTAATTCTCCATAATTGGAATGACATCAGCAATGCCCTTGGCATATACTGTAACAGACTTCGGCTCCCAAACATATGTGTATTTCTTTTGAAGCCGTTCCATTTCAGCTAACGCTTCTTCATATGTGTCAAAAACATCGGATTTATGGGAGAAACTGCCACCAGCACGAGCATAAGAAACGGTATATCCAACACCGACGGCGATTTTCCCAGATTCTGCCTTTTCTCTTATCTCTGTTCGTTTTAACCGGATGTTTCTTTCCAGTTCCTCATTTTGCTTCAACAGAGCGTAATATTCCTGTATAATATCAGACGTAACATTATTCCAAGACATCGATTTAATTTCTTCCATCCGTGCCTTGTTTGTCCCAAGCTCACTATTCAGTCCTTTTAGTTCAGAGCTTAAATCTTCTATAGATTTATTGGAATTTTTTATAGCGTCGATAATAAGTGGAGCAACGGCAACTATTGCCCCTATTGCCAATGAAACCCATCCAAGAGCGGCTTGCAACGCCGTAACGCCGACAGCAGCAGTGCCCGCCGCCGCACCCGTCGAAACAAACGCCGCCTTTAACAACGGTAACGCCTTACTCCCAAGTTGCACAACCATCGTAGTAAAGCCAAGCGTTGTAGCGCTTACTAGCCCAAAACGCGTTATAAACTGACCAACGCCAGTGTTCAATAAAGATAATAGCGCCTTTGTTAGTTTTAGAACCGCAGAAATCAGTTCGTTTGTTATTACGTTGTTTGCTAGGTCTTGGAACTCTGCCTTTAGAGCAGTAGTTTGCGCTTCAAGACCGCCCATATACCTCTCATTTTCTCGCATCGCCGAACCAGAACTGTTTAGAGCCTTATTCGTTGCGGCCGTTGCATGAGAGAAGTTATTCATCAAAGCTAAGAAGTTGTTTAATTGTGTTGTCTATTTGTTAGAGCAGTTCGTCAGGCTGCCCAAGGAAAGTTTTGCTTAATTTTTTAAGATAAGTATCTCGCGAAAAGTCCCAAAATGGGATTCGCAACAAAGTATAACCATTTTGCTCACAATAAGATGTTTTGATCTCATCTTTTCTTCTGCGTTCCTCTAATGTGAAATTCGTAAACATCGGATTTTCATAATAATGTTGACATCCATCAACTTCAATTAAAATAAGACCATTATTCATTTGCACCGCGAAATCAAATGGCAAAACACGTTTGTCCCTACAATCATTGAACCAATATTCGCGAGAATAAACAAACCCATGCTCTCCAAGCCATTTGTCCACCAAAAACTCATAAGACGATTCTTTTCTCGAACAAATTTGACAAAAATGACAATTGTCCTTTTGAGCAATCCAGTGAAACCACCTTTTAGAATATTCTCGGCCGCATTTTGGACAAATAAAACGAACGGGTCGCTCCGAAGCGGTCATCAACTCTTCATCTGTAGATAAAATTTGCGCCCCATCTTGAACTATGCTCGCATAAAGCCTCATGTTGTATGGCTTGAATATATTTTGTTTTTTAAACCTATCCAATGATTTAGTTCTTTTATCTCTTACCATATCATAAGAGGCCCAATATAAAAATCCGTATTCATCACAACATTTGATCTTTGCCTTGGTGTCTTTTATTGCTTCTAATGGTTTATATCCCTTGTCAACAAACATCTTTTCATAGTTCTCTAATTTGCGTATAATTCCCACATCCTCATTATTTGCTGAAACTTTCCTTCTCATGGATTTCCCATGATGTACAGACTATATCTTCGTTGCCGCAAGGCAACGTCAAGGCATTTCCATTTAAGGGATTTTCACCCACCCTTGACTAATGGGCCGTACTCCTGTTGTCGGCTTGAATACCCGACCAATGGGATAGTCGTTGAACCTTCATCCGTTCTGGATGCTTGGCTGCGGATTTCTCAATCTTTACGTATTTTACCATACCATAGTTGTTAACTATGCCGCAAACACATTCCTGCATTTGTTTGGTTCGCAAAGCTCTAAGTAGATTCCCGTCATTTAACCTTGAAGGGGCAAAAGTTCACCCGCGATTGTTGTCGCAATATATTTCTGTGTATCAGAAGATAGACCAGACCATTTGCCGGACAAATCGGAAAGCAACTCATATCCGCTTTTTAATTGTCCGTTTGAGCCTTCCATAGTTAACCCGAGGTCTGAATAAATTTGCTTTATTTTTTCTCCGTTAGAGGAACTACTATCCAAAACGGCCGCCAAGTTGGCCATGATCGTATTCAATCCGCGCGAAGCCTTATTGGCATTTCTTGTTTGCTCGGTCACGGCCACCATCAAGCCGATGGTTTCTTCTAGCGAGTTGCCCATTGCAGACGACGAAGATGCGACAACTTTCAAACCGTTTGCCAAATCTCCCGTCGAAACAGAGAAGGAATTTGCAACCTCGTTAATTGCGTCAGCAAAATGCTGTGCATATTCTGTTGCGTCTTCCCCAGCATGACCAAATGCAATAAGCTGAGAAATAATTATGCTTGCCGCTTCACTGGCGGATGTCGCCTCATCGGATACGTTCTGAAATACAGAAGTTATTTTCGCCAACTGCGCAGCATCTTCATCGCTGAAGCCGTTCTTACGATACTGCGTTGCGGATTCGACCATTTCTGACTATGTTATTTGCTCAACAAATTATCGAAAATAACTCATTTCCTTTTGTTTTGTTCTTCTTGATAAAAGTAATCTTTTTCCTGTTTGTTCAACGGCTTTGCCGCGCCACCATCAAACATACTGCGCCATTCGCCGCCACAAGCACGAACAATAGCACCGATGATTTCCATCACAACGATAACAACAATCGCCAAAAAGAACGTAATCATTTTATTCATACCACCTTTCTGCTCAGATAGTATCACATCAATTATAATTTGTCAAGCATTATTTTTATGCTTTCACATAAATACCGACTATTTCTTCACCCTTGACATAATGCCTATGGAGGGGCTGAACTTTTAGTCTGTTGACACATCCCTATTCGGGACTTCGCAACCAATCTGCCATTCTTGTCCCGAATATTATACACTATTCGGGACAATGGCACTTAGCGTTTTCACACATATGCCATCCTGTTTATTTTTAATGGTTTCCCACATTCACGATTAGGCTTGTTTCATCCTTGCGTTGTAGTTAAACAGGCTTTAGGCTTTACTGGATTTTGAACAGTTCTTAATGCACATTTGCCATCTGTACATTCCGGCTCAAACACAATGGTCTACCGGTTCTTGCAACTTCCGAACACATATTGGAAAGTTTATTTAGGTATTCATCAAGCTGTGACCCGCTCAAATCTGAAACCTTTTGGTATTCGATGGTCGCGGCGTTCAACTCATAAACTTCATCAGCCATCGATTTGATCACATCAACAGCCTTGCTCATAATGGTTTGCGCCTGCTGCCATTCAAGACCCAAATCATTGGCAGCGTTAGACGCTTCCTTTGCGTTTTCAGAAACTTTTTTCACGGCATCCGCCGTGTCTTTTATCTGTTGTGTATCAGTTTCCGTCTTAACTTTCAGCGTTACATCTTTTGCCAGTTCGTTCAGTCTTTTTTGAACTTGCTTAGTTTCAAAATCAACGCCAACAAGTATCTGATAATTTGCACTAGTCTTACTCGCCATCGTTCACACTCCTTTTCACATAAGAATAAGCTATGAGAACCGCGTCGCTAACATCGTCATCATTCCTCTTGCTCCCAAGTGAAAAGAAATTGAGGCTCAACCCAAACAGTTGGTTGGCGCGTTCTATAGATTCCTTTTTGAGATTATCTCGTTTCAATCCTTCTCGCGTCCCATCAAACAACCCAACTGCTCTACGCCAAATCGGCGGAGATAAGAACTCAATTCGTGCATTATATTGGGCACATAAAGCCATTATCATACCTTGCACCGCGCCCAGTTTTAACAAGGTGATTTTACCATCTTTTAATGGCGGCTGCTCATAGCAAATAATTTCTGGTTTATATTTATCCATTATTTTGCAAAAATATTGCCATTGAAACAGAAGGCGGGCATCCCACTCTTTTTCCGCTGGCGGCTTTATTTTGCCGTATGCAACAAGCCTGTCGCCATCAAATATGCTCCATCCAGAACAAGATGTGGAGCAATCAAACCCCGCTACTACCATATTCCACCACCTTGACTAGTTTTCGTAAGTAACATTCAGTGATACCCGCGTAGATAACACTTCTAAGTGCATTTTCTTAAATGCTTCTTGAAAATATCTGTTCATTCCTCTGCGTCCAACAATGCGCAACAATTCGCTCCATGCGTCACGAACGCCAACACCAGAACGCCACGCAGAGCCATACACGCCCTGATAAATTATATTTGCCAGATACGAGCGCACATCGCTACCATCCACGATAGACACGTGTTGACCGTAATCATCGCTCCCATGTTCGTCAGAACCGGTCGACATCAAATCTGGCGCATAAGACAAAGAGCCTTGCGCAACATGGTCGCCACTGTTTAATTCTTTCACCGAATAATCCCACGCTGTAGCAAATTCCCCAGTCCGGTTATAGACCGTAGGCATATAAACATCATAGACTACGTGGCGCACGACTTCGCGGTTTTCATTCCACAATTTCTGCACCACGTAATCTACAACATCTCGCATGGGCTTTCTAAACATCGCAACTAGTTCGTCATCGTTTCTTGCTTTCGGCAAGTTTACTCACCCATTCCGTGATTTTTGGAGTAAGATTTTTCAATACAAGAGAAAAATTGTGTTCCAGCGAACGAGCCTGATCAATAGCCGTTTCCAACTCATACATATTACAAATAGTGGTTTTCACATCATCGATCAACCCGCTCATTTGCAGTTTCTCATGCCCGATTTCTGCCAATGTTTTCTTATCGACATCGGTCGCATGAGCAAGAATAAGCATATCCGTTACCGTGTTCCTCTCAGCCCAATCGTCTATGTTGGCGACAGCCTTAACGATTTGTGAGATCTGCGCATACGTCAGATAATTAGCACAGCGAACATCATACTCTTCAAGCAATACAGGCTCAAGAACTTTTATCTCTTTCATCCATTTATTCCTTTCGTTCTATAAAAAATATTACGCACCCAGCAATTTTTTAGCCGTAATTATCCCAACGAGAGCAACGACTATTAGCCACGGGAAATATTTTTGAATGGCAAGCATAATATCGAACTTGCCTTTGTCATCGACCTTTTCAACTTCGGCCCTAACAGCCTTGATGCGCTCATCGATATCCTTGATTTTCTTATCCTCATCATCAAGCTTATCGTCTTGCTCTTTTTGCTTGCTCGTGATATTAACCAATGTTTCCTTGAGCGCCTGTAGCGTATCGTTCAGTTTATCCGTGGCCTTAGTGTTACGGTCTATCGTTTCTTTCAGATAAGGCATTTCGGTTTCAAGCCCAGTTACCCGATTTTCCACCTTGCCCAATCTCTTTTCTATTTCTCTATCCGCATCTGGCATTCTTGGCACCCCATTTATTCTATAATTTTATATGCTCCTTTTACTTTACGTACTTTAACATAAGCTGGAGTATAATTAAGGGTGTTTTTTATTTTGTATGTACTATCTCCGATATCAACATACAAATATCCGCCCTTGACCATTCTGACTAGATATGTGCCTTTTGGCGCAACGAAAGACAATTTTACCTTGCAATCATTGGGCATTTTCACGTTTGCCCTCCACGCATTGTCTTTTGTACAAAAGTACATAAATGGACAGACTTCATTGGTTATCGAACAGATATTTTTACTAACATATTCGCACATATACAATAATCAGCCCTTAAAAATTCCCCTCTCCACAATTCGCAGAGAGGGGAATAAGAATAAATTACGCCACAGTTACTTTTATGATAGCAGAATCCAATGCGGGGTTATTGGTAACAGACACAGAAATGTATGCCGTACCCTCAGCCGTTGCCGTGATAACACCAGAGGTACTTACAGTCGCACCAGAGCCACTGTCTACAGCGAACGTCAGGTCGGCATTGTCCATCAGTTTAGGAGCGGTTATACCGTTCTGGATCGCATAGACGGAAATGGTTTCCGTATCACCATTGGCCAATTCAACTTCAGGATTAACTGGAGCTAGCATTGTAATGCGCTGCGTCCAGTCATCGCCATAAACGACTTCGGTCATGGTGCCGTAGGTAGAATCGCCAGCACAAGATTCGGCATCAACGGCCAGCGCGTTACCAGTCAGCGGGACAGTCGCCGCAGAACCAGACGCGAAAGACAGATCCATGGAGCCAGACAATTTGAAACGCGGAATGTCAGTGATAAGCTGACCGATCTGCGCCGCATTAGAAATGCTGTTGCCACGACCAGCCTTGAACAGTTGGTTAATAATAACGAGGTGGATTTCAGACGGCTGATAGTTGGCAGGAATATCAATATGCCGCGCATTGTTGTCCTGATACCAATACTGCACACAATATTTTGCGCCAGCCACAGCGCCCGGAATGGCCATCGTATAAGTAGCGCCAGAAGCAGTCAGCGTACCGATGCTCCATTCGGTGTCGGTGGGTAGCTTATACCAACCGATCATCTGACCTTGGAACGCAACCGGGGTCTTAGTGACAGTAACACGGCCAGCCGTCACAACGGTAAGTTCCTCATCGTTCAGAACAAGACCGCCCTGCTGAATGTCAACGCCTAGGTTGAGCGCGACGTATTCTAGCTTGAACAGCGCGTCCGTCATTGTGATAGAAAGATTTCCGTCATGGAAGTATTGGCCTAAAAGTTGGTTCCCCGCGCCGCCTCTGACCTCCTCCGCAGTCGTAGAGAAACTAAAAGAACTATCAGATAGAGTTTTTGCCATGCCCAACAGTGAGTTGTCCGAGCCAAGGAGTAGCGCAATGCCGGGGCCAGCAGTAAATTTATCCATAAGTTTTCCTCCTTATTTATTTGCTAAGTTTTGCATAATAGATTGCACAGGATTTGAAGTCGCCGTTGCCACTTCTCCTGTCCCACCCATTGATTTATTGTATTGCTCAACAGAAGTAACATATCGATCAAAGCGGTCACGCTTTTTACGATAGACCCAGTGTTCAGCGTCTTTCCCAGAATAAAGCATTATTGAACGAGTAGTTTCAAAATCCACTTCTCCAACGATCTCCTCAAACAAAATTTGATGAAATCTTAAAGTCATAGAGTTTTGTTCTTTGGGCAAAATCCCAGTATGCGCCGAGATTATAGCCTTTCTACGCTCTAGATTTGGGATGTCTATATCTCTATTCCTTATTTCGTCCTCTTCTCGCATCGCCCTTGCCAAATCTGGGTCGATATATCTATCATCATAATGATAGATATTTTGATAAAGTATTATCTTTGAAATGTCATCAAATTGTTTTGCCTTGATAGTATATCCACGCTCAATGTCATAGATGTACGGTTTTAGCCCATCGTCCAGTCTTATATCCCACTTCGTTATTCCAGCACAAATCTCCAACAACGTAGACAACATTGATAAGCCATTTTTATCGTGCGGGAAATAATAACTAACCAAAAATTGCAAATACGACATCCCGATTATTGCCGGAGATGGTATGGAGTTTTTGTTTATCTGCAAGATTTTAACACAAGACAAAAACCTTGCGCTATTTGACACCAAAACTGGCGTAATATAAACGATTTTATCTCGTTCTATTGCATAGGGCACCGGCTCATCGACCTCAAAATAAAGGGCAGAAATCTCCTCAATGTTCAAGGCCACAGCCAGAATCCCCTCCCGTATCGCCGACCAATGTTGAAATATATAAACATACGCCAGTAAATGTCTTGGAGTTCCCTATGACCGATTTCGCCCCATCATATCGCGACATATCATTCAAGAAAGTCAGTCTCCCCACGCCGCCCACATATGCTCCATTCAACAACGACAACACACAATGAACGAACAAGTCCCCACGGCTTACCGGATACCCGTCCATGTCGACCAAAGACATTTGCCCGCCGTAAAGGAAATCAAAAGCATAAACGACCGTAGATGTATACAATTCCTCTGCGTGGATATAATAATTATAACATTTCAATACACACTTCGATTCCGCTATAGCATCCTCGATTAAATTAGTCAAAAACACGCCATATTTTTCTTGCTTGCCGTTTTTCCATACTAAAGACATCTTTTCATCAAAGCTCAAATCTTCCTTAGACAGCGCATCATATCCGTTGTATTTTAACATCTTCCACAACATTTGCGCCTCTTTCTTATCTGACAACGCAAGAAATTCCATTATCTTGTATGGAATATAGGGTAATGTGCCAAGATTTGCGTACATACTCTCACCCCTTACCCAAGCATACTTTTGACCGATATTTTCCGTTCAAACAGGTCATCGCCACTGACAATATCCAAAACGACATCCTCAGTAGAAGGATGCAGGCCAACGATGACGAACGAACCATCATCTTGTTTCTCGATGGAAACAGCATCGCTAGATGTCGATATGTCTGCATCAGCCGCAGTCATTTTGCCGTTTTCGCAAAGATATACAGAGAAGTTTATCTTTTCTCCTTGACGAACCACGTAAAAATCAGGGTCAACAAGTAGGGTTTTTGCGCCAGACGAAGTGCTTGAAATCTTAACCTCTATGCTATCATAGACATCCGGATTGCCAATGAGATATAAGAGCAATTTCGCAGATTGGCCTTCTTTACCAACAACATCAATTTTGCCCATCTCTGAAACCTGTATCACAGTGTTATCACTAGATTCCCAAATAACAGGACGTTCAACTTCGTTGCCATTCAATATCACGCTATATGGCAAAGCATCGGTAGAAACGCCCTTGCCAAGAGAAATATCCCCCGACCCTATCTTGATGCTATAATCAAACGTGCCGTTATCAGCCAATTGCCGTTCAAGGTCGTCGGCATCATGTAGTTCGTCAAGGAACAAATCCAATTCAAAATATGTCGGGAAATCATCGGTTAGGCTATCATTCAAGGCATTCTGATACCCAAGAAGCTTGAACGGACGACCACCAAGAATATATCTGGTATTCAACTTGAACAGCCTTCTCGTTTCATCATTTCCTTGCACCTTAACAACGGCATGATTATTCGGTGTCAAAATATATCTGCTTATCTGCATATTGGCGGCAGCCATATCATAATCAACCACACAAGGGATACTGAAAATCCCGCCATTCTCTGGGTCTACAATACGCAGAAAATTATTACAGCGCCTTATACCAACATCTTGCGCAATACCATTAAATTTTGAATAATCGTGTACTATCCAATAACAACCATCAAAAAGGAAGTATTGCCCGCGGATACAATTATGATAGATGTCGCGGAAATACAACTTCATAAAATCACGCTGATCCTTCTGTCCGCTTGTAACATCTCCAACAGTTGTCTTGACCCAAGCTTCAATACACTCATAATCGTTTGAGCCAATGCCCATCTGTTCCAATATCCGTCCACCATTTTCTGGAGTTTTTGCCGCGCTATTGTCCCAAGCCTCATCTAGAAAGGCCTGCGCCAAATCACAGTACATATCATGCGGACTTTCGGTAAAATTTCCATAATATTTCATACCCATTGGCTCTCACCTCTTTACAACATATTTATCATATGAAAAACAACAGATTTGACCGTTCTTTTCGACAATGACATCCCAGACTTAGCCAGCCCTTGAAGAGAGTAATAAATATCCGTTTCGTTCATGCCTAGATACTCGACACTTATTCTTTCCAAATAAGCCACATATTCATCCTCTGGAGAACTCTCATATAGCGGCAATATTTTATATAAAGATGCGATTTTTTCTTCCTTGTTCATTCGTCGCACCTCTTAATATTCATAGTCGGCCAAGTTCATCAAGAGATATTCATTTATTGCGCGGTCAACTTCTTCGCGCAACTTGTCTATAACGTTGCTTTTCTCCTTGAAATTCTGTGATTCGCTATTGTATGAATATTGGTTCTTAATGCCCAATTTCAATGCAATTTGCGCCGCATTATTCGTTTCATATTCCCACCATGAAATGACCCAGAAACACCCTAAGATGTATATTTCTTGAGCGGTGAGGTCTGAAACAAACTCTCTAGTTTCTTCATCAAAATCCAATGATTGCCGACAACGACCAAATTGCGGGAGCGATTGAATCAAAAGGCTGTCCACTCTATTGGTGAAATTCTCTTCGCTTTGATTATAAAGCTTATTTAACTTGTAATCATTTATAATCGTCAATGCTCTGTCAATGACAGTATCAAAACTTGTCATCTTATTCCTCCTCGTCAGGAGTTATAGACATCAAATCTTTTCCGCACAGTTTACTGATTTCGACAAGAATATTGGCATCGATCGGCTCACCATTAAGGCGTTTGCCTTCTATCATGTCCACAATGATCGCCTTTTGCTCATCGCCGGCGTTGCGATAGACTTCGCAAACATCGGCCGCTTTAGAATTGAGCAAATCACGTAGCGTCTTGTCATCAAGCAAACTTTCATAAACATAATCCAGTTCGCACTCTTTGACAAAATCAGCGTCGGCAATATAAAGCAACCCAGACGTGATAGAACGCGGCATATTGTTGACAATAACACGCGCCTCGGATTCCGATACGATACGAGCATCGAATTGCTTGTCAAGATGATAAAATCTTGTCCCCTTAATGGTAAATCCGCCCATGGTCATATTGATGAACTTTATTCTGCGCTCTTTCTTCTCGACAGGAGCGGGGGCAGAATTAGCGTTCATCAGGACTTGCATTTGAGCCATGAGTTCGGACATTTTCTTTTCTGCTTCGGCCAATTGCTTCTTCAGCTTTTCATTTTCCTTGTCAGCCGCAACCGACTTCTTTTCTTCGGCTGCGCCAGTATTTGTGGCGGTTTTTGTAGCAGTTCTTGCCATTCCATTTTCTCCTTTTATTCCATTGATTGATAGGGCGTGGGGTTTGTTCCCCACGCCCTATCAAAAATTATTCAATTAGCCGTTGATCTGGTACCGGCCGATAAATGAAGCGCCCGTAAATGCGAAGTCATAGGATTTGCGCATAGTATAGTTCTGGCTGATGTCAGCGTTCTCATAGAACTGGTTGGAATTCGTGAGCGCAGTGCTCATAACACGATTTGTTCACACAAGTTCACAACGCTTGTGCCGTTTCATCGAAAACAAATGAAACCGCTTATACTTTCGTATAAGTCCAGATTATTTCTTCATCTTATATATCAATAATTAAATGATGATGGCAACTATTTACCAAATATTCTACACCATACCGAATTTGTTCTTCGGTCGGAACGTTATAATTGCCTCTAAATCTCAAGACCTTATACCCTTTACCAATAGTATAATAGTCACGTCTTATATCTTTATGAATATCCCTGTGCCAATATTTTCCATCATACTCAACGTCTATTGATATCCCGCCAATCTCCAGCAGACAATCAAAGGAAATTCTGTCCAAAACATACTGTGGGCGACAATTTTCTTCTCCATACATTTCCCTTAATTTTTCAACCATAGCCGCCTCTTGTTTCGATACAGGTAAATTACCGTTTTTCATTCTTGTTAGCATGGTCTTTTCCCGTATTTCCCTAGAACATTGAGCGCTCTTTCCGCCGTATTTTTGAATACACGTATTCACCATTTTGGCTCTGACTTCTTGAGATTGCGATGGAACAGCATACCCATATCGCTCCAAACACGTATCCCGTGTCTTTTGCTTTATCTCTTCGTTTTGAATTGGGTAAACCACACCATATTTATTCAATAGAGTATCTATTTGTTTTTGACGAACATTAGCATCACAAGTTGGTGATTTCCCGCCGTATTTTTTCTCCATTGTTTTTGTTCTTTTATGAACTTTACAAGAAGAGCAGCAGTCCTCGCCATTACCAGCCTTTTTCTGCTTCAAGTAATCACGATAATCCTTATATAAAATCGAACCACAATAATCACAAACAACGGCGACCTTGGCATGAGAGCCACTAGGCAATTCATCAACCGAAACATAAAAGGCATCATTCTTATGTGAGAACGTATACCCAAGTTCCTCATAATGTTTTGTATTATTTGCGTTCCAACGCACCATGATTTTCTGGTTTTCCAATAACATCGTTTTCCACCTCCTTATTAAAAATTTTGGCAAAGTTTGATATATAAGAGCCATATTTTTCGATCGCCATTAGTTTGCGACCTACTATCCCTCAAGGATATAATCGTTGAGCCTTCTCCTATTCGGAGAGTGGTTGCTAAACACCCATTTACATTCACTTAGGATTTAACCTTATGAATATCTCTTGTTCTTTTTTATACTTTCGTTGCGTTCACACCTAGGCATATTTCATCCTTATGTTGTAGCGACAAGAGCTTTAGGGATTCAAAGCATTTAACATGGAGTGCTTGCTAATCACTCAACAAGCAGGGCGATAGTTACCCACAAGTGGCTTGTTGACAGCCGGGCTGACGATATAAAGCATATCGTCATCAATGACCGTGCCATAATCAGCACCGCCCGTAGGAGCCTGTGGTAGCTCATACAGGTCAAACCCATAGAAGTTCTTCACATAAGAAACAACGCCGTCACGGCCATCAATGACTAGGCGACCGCCAAGCGCAGAATCAGGAAGGACATTCATCAGAGCAGCAGCTGTGCCGAGGATAATCGGCTTGGCCATGCCGTTGTACGCCTGAACGCGCTGTGCAAGCACAACGAGCTTCTTGGGGTCAAACGCACCGCTCTCACGGAACTGCGCAGGCACACTAGCGCCAGCGATACCAGCATCCAGAGAAGTGATAATCTCCTTGTTCATATCCAGTTCAATGCTGATCACAATGGCGCGAACCGCATCGGCCAGATCGTCCTTGCCAGCCAGTACACGAGCCATATCCACATAAGTGGTGATAATATGCTCGATGGGGGTCAGCACAAGGTCACTGGAGTATTTCTTCTGGCGGAACGAAGTCCGCTCTCCTTTTGCACGATATGTTCACATAGATTCGCAACGTCTATGCCGTCTTACCGAACGGTAGTAAGACTGCTCATACTTTCATATGAGTCCAGATTATTTCTTCATCTTATATATTCATGTCTATATATGTTAAGTGGTGATTACCCTTGACCAAATAATCAACCGCTTCTTGAATTTGTTGTTTGTTGGGCAGTTCGTCTTTTTGGTTGCCACTAATTCTAACAATACGATAACCATTATCAATTAAATAATAATTACGCCGACGGTCATAATCGTCTCTATCTCTATGCCAATATTGCCCATCATACTCAAAATCAATCAAAACGCCATCAATATTCACTAAACAATCCATGTTCAATCTGCCAAAGGCATAATTATCTCGGCAATTGTCAACTCCATACATTTCATGCAATATCCTGCACATTTCCTTTTCGGCTTTGGAAGATGGGACGGAGCCATTATTATATAGCGAGGCACGAATTTTCGCAATAACCTCCGGGGCCTGCGTAGTATAAGGCACACCATAACGCTCCATATTAGTATTTCGTATTTTTGCAGATATTTCTGGAGTGTGAGCAATATTACCAGCGCCATATTTTGCTGAGTTCGTTTGTCGTATTCTTTCTTGAGTTTCTGGCAATTCAAATATATTTTTTACGCCATATCTATCCATAGAGGTATTTTGAGCCTTCTGCTTAATTTCATCAGATTGCAAAGCGCAAACGTTGCCATATCTTGCGAGATTAGTTGCCGCCATTTTATCTCTAACAACCTTGGCCTGAGCGGCGTTTTCGACCCCGTATTTTTCCATGCAAGTTGCCCTTGATTTTATCATGCAATCTTCCAATTGAAACGGATTACTCACGCCATGATTAATTTGAAAAATTTCAGCAAATTTCTTGGGACGACAGGCAACACAACAATCTTTGCCAGTAACATCGCCATGCTCTTTAATGAAATTACAATAAGCTTTTTTGAATGTTTTTCCGCAATAATCACAAACAACCTCAACGTTCATGTGCGAACAAAGCGGCAGATCGTCAGCATTTACAATCAACGACCGGCGTATACCTGTATACTCATATCCGAGATCCAAATAATGTTGCCGATTCGCTGGCATCCAAGTAGTAACTATTTTCTGATTTGGCGCTAGCATTTTATCACTCCTTTCATAATATTATAAATGTCAAGTTTAGAATATATAAGAGCCATATTTTTCAGCCACCATAAGCTTGTGGCCTACTCCTCCTTCAGAGGATAATCGTTGAGCCTTCTCCTATTCGGAGAGTGGTTGCTAAACACCCATTTACATTCACTTAGGATTTAACCTTATGAATATCTCTTGTTCTTTTTTATACTTTCGTTGCGTTCACACCTAGGCATATTTCATCCTTATGTTGTAGCGACAAGAGCTTTAGGGATTCAAAGCATTTAACATGGGATACTTGCTGATTACTCAACAAGCAGGGCGAACCGCATTACGCGGCAATGTTACCCAAACTCACGGTATATAGGGTCTTAGGCGGGATGCGGAGTTTCAGCGTGTCAGCGTAGCCAACCGTACGGAAATCAACGAACGGAGCAAACGTCGCCGTCACATAGCCCGGTAGAACCACGTTCACAGCAGCGTTCACAATGCTCATCATGGCATAGCGAACCATAGGATTGGCAAAATAGGTGTCCTTATTGGCCTCATCCATCTTGCAGCCAGAAATCTTCTCGATTTCAGCAAAGAAGGCATTGCGAACCTTAGCAGACTTTTCAGAGAGTGAAACGTTCTTGTCATAAGCGCCCATGCTCTGATGCCATTCCTCGGCAGACTTATGATTGTGATAATCCTCGAAAGCAACGTAGAAATCAGCGTTGCCCTTCGCAAAGGCAACGAGTTCAGCAGAAATATTCGCCATAATATATTATCTCCTTTTTATTTATTTGACCAAATCAAACTTAGACGATCTTGCGCAGAATCCAAGTCTTAACAATATCGCCGCCGCAATCAATGGTATGAGTGCCAACGATGGCGAAATGAGCATCCTGTGCAGCCGTGTTGGCAGTGATCTTGCCAGTTGCCTGAACATGACCATAGGTGGCATCAGCGCCGGGAGCGGCAGTGAATGCAGTCGCATCAATCTCAATGAAATCGTCCTTCAGCAGCTTCTTGACAGACATCGGCTTACCAGCGATGTTGTAGAACTCGCGTGGGTCAGACAGCGCCGCCTGTTCAAAGCTATAGCCCGCGGGAGGAGTCGCCACAACGAAATCAGGAGCGTTCGTCGCAGTAACAGTGAACTCATAGCCACCATCAGTCTTTAGACCAATATCGCCAAGAGCAACGAAAATGCCGTTGTCCATATCAGTCGCGGCTACGCCTACAAAATTTAGGGCATCGTTATCCCAGTAGCAGCAATGCGTACCGTTGAAAATCGCGTGATTTTTTGCCATAATATATTATCTCCTTTTTATCATAAGTTTTGTTAAATACGATCCCACACGGATTTACTCTCGCGGGCATCTTTAGATATTGGAGCAGCAAAGCTCCATACATCAGTTTTGTTTTGTTTGTTTTTCTTGCTTGCGCTCAAAGCGTCAAACGAAACAGCCTTAACGCTGTTCATCCATCCATCGATTTGATCTGGCGCACAAGCCATACCAGCATCGCGGAAATCACGACACTGATCATCCGTCATGTACTCCTTATACTCGTTGATGACAGATTCGATGGTCGCCGCCTTCTCTTTAGCCTCAATACCGTCCTTAAAGGCGCGGAGTTTTTCTAGTTCCGTATCCTTCTCCATGATGATATTATCTCGACTTTCGATTTCAGCCTTCAATCGATTGATTTCGGCGCGTGCGTCATCAATAGACATCTCCGCCTCTTTCGACATCTCCTGTTCAGCGTCTTTCTTGACGGTATCCCATTTAATGTCAGCGTCGACTTCCTTATCGTCATCGTCCACTTCAATGTCAGCCTCTACGCGATAACGCACACCATCTTTCGTATAAATAATGTGGTCATCCTCGATGCTATCGACATAAACGCCATCGCCCTCGTGTTCCTGAACCTTTTCGATTACTTTAGCCCAAGCCTTACGACCTTCGATTTCGTCCATCTTCACACCCTCGGCCTTTTCCTCAACCTTAGCTTCGGTTTCGGCCATTTTGGTTTCATCCATCTTAGCCTCCTCCTTTCTTTCAGTTTCGTCAAGACCAAGTTCTTTCTTTATTGTCTTGATTTTATTCAAAACCTCACTCTCACCATTCTGTTCGGCATAAGCCTGCGCAGACGCAAGAGCTTTGGCAGAATAGCGCCATTCGCCATCATACAAGCCCATGACTGGATACCCAAGTTTTGTGATTTCTCTATCTTCCCAGCCATCTTCAAGCCTTAGACAAACTTTAGGAGCAAGCGTCTTATAGTTCTTTTCTTTGATCAAATCTCTTTTCGCTTTTTCTCCGTCCCATTCGCCCATATAAACGGCATCTTTCGACGCGTTTATTTTGTGATTTTCATATTGTTCAGCCATTGCCTGTTTCCTTTCTTCCGCAAAACTTTTCAGAGCGGACAGAGAATCATTTTTCGCAAAATATGCCTCTGCGTCCTCTTTGGAAAATCGAACCATTTTAATATCCGCATCTGGGCAACTACCATCAAGGCTCTTATTCAACACCGTAAGAGAATATATATCGAACGCCGTCACTTTACCAGTTTCGCTATCTCCCTCGACTTCGACTGTCATCTCGACAGAAGAATTTCGCAAATTATCATAAGCGAATATGTCGTTCAGCTTTTTGCCATAGCGTTTACTGACAACGGCGAACGCATTGACCTTGACAATGCCGTTTTCATCCTTGACGAACTCCAGTTCTTGCTGAACTGGGAAATACCCCAGCGTTTCCTCATCCGACTCATGACCTTTTGCATCTCCGTTTTCGATTTTGGCAGTCAAAAAGTTCCCAAGAATAGTAGGAGCATACTTGCGAAGCGTTTCTTCGTCAATATCCAATCCGTGCGCGTTTTTCGCCGTAGATAGCACACAGCATTTATACACGCAAAATTTATGCTCTGGATATTCGTCGCACCAATCAGGAATTTCAACAGCCTCTTCAATCTGAAATTTCACATCTTTTTGCATCGTACTCCTCCTTTCTCCAAAAATAAGGTGGAGAATATTTATTTCTCAAACCTATATATGTCAAACCTCTATGCCGCGTTCGGCAAGAAATTTTAACAACTTATTATTTTTTTTGAAAAACAAAGCGCCATCATCCTCGTATCGCGGAATGAAACCCGCCTGATGCAAGTCAAATGCGATTTTGCCATCTGCAATATAATAATCCTCGATATTTCTCGGAGTGCCTAAAACAATCATAATTCTACTCCCACAATACCCCAGTCTTTAATATGGAAATCATAAGTATCGTAATCGGTCGACATTCGTTCTGCCTTATCCCTTAACGTTATAATTTGAGAAATAACAATGGTGAGTTTACGCATGAAATCTTGAAGCATAACATTCGCGTTAAAATCACGATTTTCTTTGGCGATATAATATGTTTGCCTTACAATTTCATATACACCCTCTACTTCTTTCAATAAAACAGACATCATATCGAACAAATTCTTATACTCTCGGCCATCTCTATGTGTTTCAGGATAAACAGTAGTCATATTATACTGATCCTTAAAACCAGAAACCTCATCCGCAAGCAAAGGCCAAAGATGGGCTAGCTTGTGGTGAAAAATATCTGCCGCTTGCGGCATAGACCATACGTTTTGCATAATCGAGGTCATGCGATCCATAGTACGGTTCATATCGAAACACGCCCCAACAAGCACATCCAATGCGTCACTTGTTTTATTTGACAACATCATACAATATCACCTCCATCATTCAAGCATTTCACGGCTTGCCTCGCCGCTATCGGTGAGTTCAGAAGATTCCTCTCTCGGCCTACCGCCAACATCACTAGAACTTGCGATATTTGTGTTAAGAAGCAACTGGCTGTAATTCTCAACCCACCCAGAATATTTGCTATCTGCCAACATAGCCTCGAACAATTGTGGCTCATAACCCAACGCAGAAGCCCACGCTGGCGGCGGGAGAACAACGCCCTTATCAGCAATCTCCTTGAGCATAGAGAACCTATTCTTACGCTCAAACGGATAATTTGATCCATCAAACACAAAGCGCCATTTATATTTCTTTGTCAACTTATTTGCATAATATTCCATAAAGTTGCTAAATTGCGCATAAAGAGGACGCATGGTCTGATACATATCGTTCAACCCAGCCTCGATTTCAGCGTTAGATTGCCTGTCGGAACTATAAATAACACGACTGATGCCAGAACCAACGCCAGCAGAAGTAGCCAGTTGGTTAGAATACATATTCGTGTTGTTGTCTTGGAACTGATTGAATTTGGTATTCTCTAGGGGCATGGCAGCAAGCTTTGTCAAACTGCCCAAGCCAGCCTTTGCCTTTTGCATGAACCCGCCTATAGCCGCAGGATCGATTGCGAACTGATTGGCCTTCGTACCAGACTTAGCATTATCAAACAATTTAATTTCACCAGTCAAGATGGCGTAAGCCGAGGCCATATCCTTGTTATATTGTAGTTCGGCAATTTCTTGGTTAGAAATAGCATTTGACAAGAATGGTGCAAGAAACGGAGTTGTATTGAATGTGCTTATATTCTGCTTGAACGCCCAATAACCATCAGTCGGCGAAAGTTGTGTATACATGGCAAATGTGCCGGTTCGCTCATTCAACGGGACAGACGGCCTATAATTTATATCTTTCGCGCCTTCGCCAAAAACTCGGTTGTACGCCTCTATCATAGATGGATCATAAAGATACAGATCCGTCCCAGCGTTTAAGAAATAACTCACATCAAAGTCAAAGAGCAGACCCTTTTCCCAATAGCCAGTCAGCATACATCTGTCTTGCGGCAAAATCTGCAAGGCAAACTTCATTCCCTTATTGCCCCATTTAGTCTTGCGGAAAGAAACATAATAGACTTCGTGCGTGATAAGCTGTTTTACAACTTTCTGAAACTCATCTTTGTATCTGAATTTGTTTAGAAAATTATATATTGCCTGCTTGTCGGCGATAAATTCTGGCGATTCATAATCGCTTTTCTTGTTTGCATTAACACAAACCGGCGTTAAGTCAAAGGATAGCGCGTTACAATACGCCTGTAGGGTTCTAGCAAATATCATATCATAGAACTGCATGAACTCCATATAGCCTTGCAATGTTTCAGAACTGTTACGATAATTCGCTAGCGCCTCTTTTATTCGCTTTGATGTTGGCGCTTCTGGGTTGTTATTCAAGTCCTGCAAAAGCGCATTACTCATATATGGCGACCAAAATCCAGTCTGTCCATATCCATAAAGCGCTTGTGAAAATTCAACAACGTCCTTAGACTGCTGAAATGTTAAAAACGGTCTTTCATCCATACCTGTCCTCCTTTCCTATCAGTATACAAATTGCATATCATCTAAACTAAACTCCTCATTTTGTTCTTGCTTTAGCCATTCGTTTTCGATATAATCAAATATCAAAAGTCCCATAGCGCAAGTGACGCTTCTATCTCGATGCCCACCGCGCGGAGCTTCAAGCTTAATTTGGTCATTCTTTATTTCTGTCCTCAAATTCACAGATTCAGAAACAAGCATATCCGTTTGACCATATGGTGCAAGCTTTTCAGCAATTTCCTCGGATGACATCTTAAAATATTCGCCACTATCTTCTATCAACTCTTGCTTTTGGCTCATGGAAATAAGGAATTTTATCCGACCACGCTCAAGAGCCTGTTTCATAGATCGCCAATAAGCCGTGTTGAGAGCAGCTGTACCAAATATCGGTATGACACATTGTTTCGCGTCCTTATCAACAGCCCTAGACCTATAATAATCAAGCTTGTCGTTTGGAGCAACTTGATATGGAGGAGTATCGGCGATCGTTAACCCATGCGCATCAACATAAGCCACGTACTCTCCGTCATACGGCTTACTCAAGGAGGCGACAATAGATTCACCGCCGCTGCGGGCATCGGGGGTTATGTAATCAGCATCATACATGGATGCTAATTCCTTAATGCGATTAGCGCATCCATCAGCATCATCCGCAGTCGGCAACTTCTCGATATAATCTACATACTTATCAAAATGGTCTTTATTCCACACACCGCGCATACAGATGGCGATGCTGTTATCGGATTCATTGCTGCCGCGCTTTGTTTCAGTCCACGCAAAGTCGGCAGATATTATTCTTACCTCGTTCTCCCCACGTACTGGATTATCATGCTCTATGCCGACGATCATATCCTGTAGTGTTGGCGGTCTAAAACAATGCTCTAAGACTTGATTTGCCTTGAAAGATTCAAAACTAAAGAAAGAATCCAAAGACTCGCCCATGAACTCGTTCAAATCTTCTATTCTGAACGATTCCTCGGTTGACGATCGTTTTGCCTTGTTAAAATCGCCAACAGTTTTCAGGCCATTTTCAATACTTGTGTATATGTCGCAAGCGAACACATTTGTTTTTGTGTCTGGATGCTCAAACATATCAACAACGCTACTTTTCCAATGCTTATAAAGCGGCTCAAAAGTATAGCAGGCCGAACTAATAGATACGGTTCGCGTTTCCTCAAGCCACCTTGGATCATTCTGGTATTCTTTTTTCGTCAAAAATTGAGCCTGACGCGGATGCCCCATCGGACGGAACACAGAGTGAATAATTGAAGCTTTTAACAGTCTGCGCTCCTCGTAAATTAACATGGTTGCACGAGCGCCACGGGAAGAGTCTAGAGCTGCAAGAACTCTTATGGTACTACCATTCAGCTTATTTTCAAAGCACCATCCATCATCGCTTTGCGTTTTCACCCAATATTCACGCTCATACATATAAAGCAAGACAGGGCTGTTTCTTTTGATTATTTCGTTGAGAATTTTTTCTGCCAATTTGTTTGCCTGATTTACCGTACTAGCGGTTATTACTATTTCAGAACGTGGGTACAAAGAAGCAATGCTCATCGCAAAAACGCCAACAGCCCACGATTTGCCGTTGCCGCGAGAACAGATTCCGGTAAAATTAAAACTTTCGCACATCAAATGTAACATGACGCGCTGAAACGGACGAAGTGGAATTTGCAAGTATTCTTCAACAAATATTTCAATGTTCCGCCGCATGAAGGTTATCCACTTTTTCGCATTGTCTATTTTATCTCTATCAGTTATCCTAGTAGAACGATACTCTGTCGTTATCAGTTCGTTTTCCATGAACTTTCGGCGGACACCAGACAAACTAGGTTTCATCGTCATCACCACTAGTGACATACTTCAAATCCGGGTAATTTCTAGTCCCAGAAATTGCATTGAATACAGTACGCAATATGCCACGCCACATTTTCTCGTTGCCAGCGTAGTCCTTGTATTTTGTTAAGTCCCGATCCTCAGCCGGTTCCTCGTTCTCAATTTTCCAAGCCCATCTGTCGATGAATTTTTCCGTTTCGCTTTGTTTGTTCTCTTGGAAGTTGTCAATTTTCAACAACTTCATCAACTTCAAAATTTCATCCAAAGTTTCCTTGCTTGTGTCGCCATTAAATTTGCGCAACTCCGCCTTACACAAATCCTTATATCTCATCATCTTGGCGGTATCCATATCCAAGATGTCTGCCGTATAACTTTCGTATGTTTGATTTAAGAATTTGTAGTCTTTTTCGGAATAAGCAGAGCCATCAACATTTAATCCCCAAATGACCGCCTGCTCTTGCAGATTTAATTTATCTTCGTGTTGTTTGTTAGGTATATCAGCCTTGTCTTTGCTTATCTCGACAATATCATCCAGCATGGTATCAGAAGCCCAAAAACTAGTTTCAACACTAGCACCACGAAGATACGAGATATAATTCGCGACATGATCCGTTGCCTTGCTCGTCGCTGAATGTTTCACCTTTTCCCAGACCTTGCCATAGAAAGCTATTCCCATCTCGGCAAATAAACACCAAGCCGCCGCATCATCAAGTTTAAGCGCATCTCGATACGCCCTAAACTTTGCCGTATAGCACTTGCGGCAATACGGATAAACAGATTGGTCATCTTCGCCTATGCGCTTATAAAACCGGTTAATAGGCTTAATCTGTTTGCAACAAGCGCAATAGCTTTCTCTTTCTTTTTCCATATCAATCAAGTCCATCACTCCATCCATTCAATCAACAAAAGCGCCCCAGTTTTCACTAGGACGCTTAATAATCAATTTAACCAATATGTTTTAGACAATTCCTTGCCGTTTTCGCTATACAAAGCGAAATATGCACCAGCACGATTATGCTTGAGTAGCTTTTTGGCATATGTGTCTGTTCCACAAATGGAAGGGATACGGATGATTTCTCTATCGCCAAGCGGCGCAACGCCAATGCTCTTTGTTTCTCCGCTATGATAATGAGCGCCAATTACAGTGTCGACCTCGATATTGTAGAGATTTTCAAAATAATTAGCAACCTCAGAAAGCTCTCTATGTTCTCCATGAGCAAACATAATATTTAAACCATACAAATTTGTATAATACACATCAGCGTATGGTTCAATTTTAATATCACAATCTTGGACATTAGAGGCAATCAATCTCAGTCTAATAAATTCATGAATGGTTTTAGCCAGTGTTTCCTCTGGAAAGTTCGGCTTACTATCTATTGATCTAACAACATCATGATTGCCAGATATGATATTAAACACAATCGGCACACGAAGGCGATTGTGCGCCTCGACCAGCCATTGCGTCATGAATTCCGCGAACTCTATCGCGCTATCAACGACGGGATATTTGACCTTCTGTAGCGAAGATAGTCTAAGAATATTTTCCAGAGCGTCGCCACAAGACACGACCATAAGCTGCTCATATTCAAACCGATCGTTCTCCATTTGACCAAGCAGATACCACATCCGCTCTTTGAATATCTCTTTGCTATATTTATTGACCGTTTCGCCAAACAGACCCTTGATTTCAAAATTAGCGTCAAAATGTTCGTCGCCAATACAAAGAAGGCCAGTCGTTTCTAGCGGATGAGTATACTCAATGTGTTTAACACGAACAGGCTCAAGCCCCTTTATCGCATTCGCAATCTGTTCGTTAAACAGTTCGTTTCGCCCAATTGTTCTATAATATTCTTGGGCCGCCAGATTTACCGTCTGCAACTTCTTGCGTTCTTTTATTAAAGCCTCTTGCGCCGACCTTATATCAGCGAGTTTTTCCTCATCGTCTATGTTGTCCATCCCATCACTATCTATATTCTTAACGAATATAGAAAAGAGTCGGGCAGAGCGACGAAGGTATTCGTCGCTCCACACGTTCTCATAATCTTCTCCAAGAACGATTTTTGCCCACTCCTGATGAGAAATTATTTTATCCTCAAGCTGCTCAGTGGCAGCTTTTACTTGTGATAAATAATTCATCCATTCATTCCTTTTATCCTAGACGCATCACTTTTTAACGATGCGCACCTGTATTCTGTCAATGGGTTTACCGTAAATGCCCGCATAGCCATCATCCGTCTTTTCGTTATAATCTCTGACCCAAGGCAGATAATTCCCACCAACAGGAGCAACGCGGTATTCCACAGCATAACCATCAACGCCGCCAAACGACATCTGCACAGTGTCAATGCTCTTGCCATATACACCGGCATATCCGCCCTGCTTAGAGTCATTATTCGCCACCCAAGCATAGTATTTACCCTTGACAGTGTGAACACGAACCTTCAGAACACCCTTATCAGTTGCCGCTTTAATTGCCGTAATAGCCTTGCCTTTAACCCCGGCATAATCGCTGTCGCCAACTATTTTGCCCCACCATTTACCGAAAATGCCGCCAGTATGAGCCTGATAAGTGACAACTGGAGCTTTTTCAACAGTAGGAGTTGACGGCTTTGGTTCTGCCTTGGCAACCGCAACTAGATACTTCGTATTAACCGGACTGTTGATGTTATTCTTGCCATCATCGGACTTGCCAAGAACAGCACGTTCACCAACAAGAGCGGCGATATACCACTTCTTTGCCTTTACCCATGCAGGAATGGTCTTACCTGTATCATAAACAGCATCTGCTGTCAAAGACACAAGATCTCCAACCTTAAATTTCGGATCGGCGGCATTTTCCTTCTTGTCATCTTCCTGTTTCTTTTCCGCAAAATAGGTGATACCAAAAATATCACAAATAGCATGGACGGTGGTTTCCGCAATCTTTTCCATACCGCCAGTGTGGAACCATTTGCAGTCCTGAGCATTGTCGTGGAAGAACAGTTCATCATACAAAGTCGTCGCCTTCGGCCGACGAATTTCCGACAGTTCCTTGTTCACAGCCACTTTATGGTTGATAACTGGCTGACGATATTTATGGAGCGTGTCGACCCACTTCTTGCTAGTCCTTGTGCCATAGTGGAACGTCTTGCTATATCGCCCTCCGCCAGCGTTAGTGTGTGCGACGTAGTACAGATCCGCGCCCCACGCATCAGATTCCTTAACCTTTGCATCGATAGCAGCGCTACCAGTAAGACCAGTACGCTCACGCCGAATTTCAAAGCCATGATCTTTCAAACGCCGCTCAACAATGTCCATATACTGATTGCAGTGAACGTTCTCGCCGCATTTCGTCGGACATTTAGTCGAGTTGTCATGAAGGTGAGCCGCTGGGGAAAGATAAATTTTCTTAGCCATTAAAAATCTTCCTCCTCATAAGTATCCAGAGAATTATCTGCACCAACATTCTGAATACGCTTAATAATATCAGCCGCATAATTCGCGCCACGACTTGCAAAAATACCAGTCAACACATACCCGATCCACGAAAGACTGAAATTGATGCCGATAGCGCCAAAAATATCTGCACCAGTCGCAAAGCACAGAATAATCGAAACCGCAATGGCCACGCCCTGCGTGCTTGCTGTTTTCCAGTCCTTTTGCACGATTGCCTTGCCAATCGTCTTTGCATATTCAACAAGAGCCTCCGTGATAATTGCTAGAGCCAAAACCAATACAATACCAGTCATAAAAAATTACTCCTTTAATTTTTATTTGTTTTGTTGAACTTCGCGACTTTATCACGAAGTGATTGCCTAAAATCAGACTTTATCTTATCCAGTTCCTCTTCTGTTATTGCCCCTGCGCCTTCCCGCTCCATTTGATGCGTTCGACACATTCGCTCATAATCTCTTTGCGAAAGATAGCCACTCTTTTCACGCCTTCTATACGACTTGGTTATCGCCTCGCCATTCACATCATCAATAAAATCATCAGACGGAAAAAACACCGGAGCAATGCGCGATGGCACAACATAGCTTACCATTTTGCCACTAGGCGATTTTTGCTTCTGAACATAACTTTCAACCTTACGCGATTTCATCTCACCAATATATGGCAAATAGCAATAGTCTTTTCTGTAAATTTCTCGAATTAAATATTCGTTAAATGCGTGCCAAAACTCTTTGATTTCATCGAGGTCTGCCTTAGACATAAAGCGGCGAACGCCAATATAAAAATTTTCCTCCTCGGCAACATATACTTTATTCTTCGGCATCGTCATCCTCCTCATCTACGCCAAAGTCGCCATCAAGCAAGTCCGATATGCTGGTTTCTGTTTGCTGTTTAATGTACTCTTTATAAACAGAAGATGGCTTGAATTTTATTATCCTATGCCCTTTCGTATCTCTAATTGTCGTTTCTCCTGTATATGGATTTTTTACTAGCACATCCTTCTGCGGCAACGTTTCAACATACGTAAACAGCCCAACACCGGGGATATTCAGTTCAACACCCTCAATTATACAATCCTGAATTACTTCAAACATACAATCCACTACAGCATGGGCTTGCTTCAGCGGGACCCCAGTTCTCAAGGATATTTCCTTGAGAAAATCATCCAACTGCAATCTGGGCTTTTTCATGGGTTTCCTCCTGTTCTCCCTTAATAGGGGGTCTAAAATTTTCAAAAACTCAAATAAAAATGCCGATAAACCGCACGGTTGAGCCATTTGTTAGACAATTTCAGTTACGGACATTTTTATTTTGAGCGATTTTTCTTCTTGCTTTCATAATCCATTTGTTTACGACATTCAGACGAACAAACAACTTGCCTTTCTGCGTTCTTTGCCTCTGGATAAAATCTCTTGCCGCATATCGGGCAAATCTTGCCACTGACATTTTTCTTAATATTCTCCACAATAACATCGCCGAATGCGCCCCAGAGCATCTTCTTGCTCGGATTACCCCTTGACGTATACAGATTGGCGACTATCGTATTCACGATATAGTCGACATCGTAATCCAGACATCCGCAAATCTCATCGCGACAAACATTGTAAGCATATTGCTGCCTATCATTTGTTTCTCTGTCTGGGTCAACTATCCGTCCAACGCGCAACTTCCAATGGTCATAAACGCGCATTATCTCATTGCCGATAGAAATATCCGCGCCATAATTTTGGTTCATCAAAATGCGGTAATCAAACTTAGATATTGTCCGACAATATTTAATTCTTCCGTCCGGGATAGACAGCATTATCCTGTTCATCGCAGAACTGTTTGGTTTCTCAACTTGCTCATCCGTTTTCTTTTTTGCGTACTTAAAAAATGCGGGTAGCTTGCCTTTTGTTTGAGCAGAAATCAATTTTTTCGCTGTTTCTGGACGCTCCCCCATATAGAGCGTTTTGGCAGCATCTCAAAATATACCCTCGGTTTCCCGATATTTGTTAGGGGTTTAGACTATATCATAACAGTATCACTGTCGTTGGCGCTTCGTAAGTGGGACTTTCACCCACAAACTACTCCATCAAAAGGATAGTCGTTTGAGCTTTTGTGTGTTGTTTATATGTTTTAGGTTAAATATCCGAATATCCAACCTTTATGTGTTTTATTGTGCTTGTGAAGAACCTGATCAATAGCAGAAAAATTTAGGTCATGTTCTCTTGCAAACTGCCTGATATTATCAAATTCATAATAGCATCCAGTTGCCAATTCTTTGCCCCAACAATGGACTTCTTTTTTCGCTTGGCGGCAATTTTCTTCCAACGGAATCCACTCGCAATTATCTGGGCAATAATTTTTACTCGAGTCTTTTCTGTTAATCGTTAATCCTTCTTGAAATCCATTTTCTTCGCTCCACTTGGCAAAGGCGCAAAAATCATGTAGCCACTCATCGCATAGAATAATCCCCCTTCTTCCGTAATCAGCATATGAACGAACATTTTTATTGTAGCATCTAGACTTGATGTTTGACCAACAGCGGTAAAGCTGCGTTGTTTTGCCAACAAATTTACCACCAGACTGCCCATGAACAGTTTTTACTTCGTGGATTCTTTCTAGTCTATAACATCCGCAAGATTTTGTCGGATTTTTACAATCTAGGGAACGCTTCATGATGGCCTTCACATTCCCGCAATCACATTGGCACAAAAATCTTGGGCAGATGCGACGGCTACTTGGTTCGATATACGGATCCGCCTCTCCTATAATCGTTAACTTTGTTCCGGGAACTCTATCTCCTATCTTCAACATTTTATCACCTTCTTTCTATCATTTAATCAAACAACACGCAACTTGCCACAGGATTGCCATATCTTTCGACTTAGGTTCCCCTGTTAGCCATTACTCTAATTGCCATTTCCTGCAATTCCTAATCGTAGCAATGACACCCTAGATTTCTAGGTTCACCAACTTTAACGTCGACTGATGTTACCTAATCGACCAATTACTTTCTGCGACCAACAATTTCAACGCCCGAATTGCATCGTCGTCTATCTCGTCACGATTCCATATCTTAGCCGCGCCATTTGAATAAATACCAATTTTACCATACTTAAATGCGGCGATAAGCCCATTATAAATATTTTCTGGATTTATTTCAACAGGAGCCGCCTTCTTCATATCAAAAAGCAATGGTACATAATTGCCTTTATTTCTACTTACTACGGAGCGTATAGTTTTATCGTTTGTTACTAAAAGTATATCCCCGTCCCAATCCAGTGCAAGAACCCGTGAAAGCAGATCGTTTGATGCAGTATATACGCACTTTGTGTCAAACCATTTCTTTACTTCTTCACTCTGATTGTTTCTCCGTAAGCAATGTTCAAAATACAAATGAGGGCTACGCAAACAATCAAGCTCTTCGCCATCTTTGAATTGTGAAATGGCAACCTCGCCGGGAGACAGCAAACCTTTTGGGTTCTCATCACCAAGGAACAACCATTCACAATAAGCATACAAGTCTGGGGATGCCAAACGGTAATACCCATTTATTCGTAAACGACCAGCCTTTGCCTGTTTAATTCTGCTTATCCGCGTTTGCTTCAGTATGTCACGGCTATACGCATCCCTAAACAACTCTGGATATAACATGAGCGCCTCTTGAAATGCACTCTTCTCTTTGTTATATTCGGTCGCGCCTAAAACTCTCATCGTGGTGCGATAATCAAGACCGATATTGTCCATTTCCACGACAGTCTGCTGCGTCAGCTTTTTTATCTCATCATCAGTTATATCATGCAGACTGTTCAACATCTGATAGTTTATCCGCGCAGGCGATACAACCTCTTGCTCTACATTGCAATATCCTATCTCGCATCCATATTTTTTGAAATTCTCTTTATAAACATTCCATGATGGGAAATATTTCGCCATCTTCATTTGGGAGCGGGTAAATATATATTTAATATCCTCATCAATTACGTTGTGCGCATCGCCATATATGTCATAAACGACATATTGCTCTGGCGTACATTTCTCTCTGACGAAACGCTGGAAATCGAAACACAACATAGCGCCTTTTATAAATGGCGCACGAACAACACGTGATGGGCCACATTCAGGCATCATAAGTCCAGCGCCGTCGTTCAACGGTATGCCAACGCTAGTATATTTTCGTTCTATCGAATAATCGTCAGCGTTGATATAATCCATATCTCCCCAGACTTCGATTTCTTTGTCCTCGCATACGATAGCCTTATCAATGTCAAAATCTTCCCAAACATCTGTTGCTGAGCTACTAAGAGCGAGATAGGCAAGCCATTTGTTGATAACACAGCCGCCCTTTTCATTGACATCATCGATTGTCAACCCGCAAGTCAACTTTGGGCGTATTCTCTCATACAATTTTTCTTCGATAAACAATCCGCGATGTTTTCTAATTGAACCAGCCGATGACGAAAAATAGACATAATGCCTTCCATTGAAATCGAACCCATTAAATATCAAGTCGTGCATCACTTGATAAAAATAGAACTCTATCTGAATAATGCACTCAGACAATTCGTTTGACCGCATATCGCAAGCGCGAGTTAAACTTGATTCAAACAGCGCTATAACAGACTTTGTGTTTAACGCATCCGCCTTTAACTCTCTTACAATACTATGACCGACACGGCTATCTAATATCCCGCTCAAAATCTTTTTCTTTTTTCGCAGCAATCTGCTAATAGACTTTTTCTTCCACTTTTGTGGCGGATGCCTTTTGCTGTTTTTCAATATGCTCAATCTTGACATTTCATCATGTATCTTCTTCTCATCTTGAAAATACAGTGCGTCAGTCCCGACTGAATATATGTAGCATTGTGAAGAAAGTGGCAATACTCAATCCTCCTCATCTGGCTCAATGCCAAAGATCTCATCCTTACCATCAAAGATCCAGTCCAAAAACTGCTCATCGCTAGGTTCATATATATCATCCCAGACTTCTGGCTCTCTATTATCCGCGGTCTGAGTATATTTATTATAGCTCATCTCACCCCAACACATATCGCCCCACCTCCTCTGCGGGTTAGTTCTATTGTATCACATTTGCGCAAAAATGTCAAGTAAAAATTTTCGCCATTTGGTATTGACAAAAATCATTTGTCATGGTATATTTTGTTCAAAGGAAGTGTGGAAATGGCAAGAACAAAAGAATTGAATATCGTAGTGCAATATGGAGATACTGGATGGGTGATCAACGACAGAGGGCAATCGGTTTCTCCAAGGTTTGAGTTATACAACACAAAAAAGAAAGAAACACTAGACAAGGGCAATGACCCAATGAAATTTGACAAACACATCAAAGAGATGTTCCAAGGGAAAAAATAGAAAGGATGAAACACAATGAAAACATTCGACTACAATGGAGAAAATGTCAGAACCATAATCAAAGATGGAGAACCCCTGTTCGCACTAAAGGACATATGCAAAATACTTGGGATATCAGACAGTAAAGTCGCCGCGAGAAAACTAGACGAAGATGAGGGGTGTTTTTTACCCCTCATAGACAAAATGGGCAGAGAACAAAATACAATGTTCGTTACCGAATCTGGTTTATATCATATTGTTCTCAAGAGTAACAAACCAAATGCCAAGCCATTCAGAAAATGGGTAACATCGGAAGTGTTACCGTCAATCCGAACAACTGGCCAATACATTGACACCGAGAACAAATTCCAACAGTATTGCCCAGTCAGTTTCAAACGAGCGAAATGCCAGAAAATAGTCCAGCTATATGCACTACGAAAAAGAAGGTCGCCAATGCACGAAATAGACGCTTGGCGCAAACTATATATTGACTTTAGCAAGCAAATCGGGTATAATATAAACGCCAAAGCGAAAGAAGAAGGAGTGAGCAAAATTGAATATATGGAAAAACACGACCTGATCGATCAATTCGTGGCATTCGTAGAAAACGCGATCGCATGAAAGGAGAAAAGACAATGAACAGTATTCAAATTTTCAAAAACGAAAAGTTTGGCGACATTCGGACAATGATAATTGATGGAGAGCCTTGGTTCGCTGGTAAGGATATTGCCTTGACGCTAAGATATTCAAATCCACAAAAGGCAATCAGAGATCACGTTGATGAGGAAGATAGAACGGTGAACAATTCGTTCACCGTACATGGCACACCGATCGTTCTCATCAATGAGTCTGGATTGTACTCTCTGATCATGAGCAGCAAGCTACCAGAAGCCAAGACATTCAAGCGCTGGGTGACACAAGAAATTCTTCCTACTATTCGCAAACACGGGGCATATATGACACCAGAAGCACTGGAACGTTCTATGAACGATCCGGACTTTTACATCGGACTGTTAACAGCTCTGAAAAACGAGCGCGCAGCAAAAGTAGCCGCAGAAAATCTAGCACAAGAACGACAAGACACGATTGATGGCCTTTGTAACAAGATTCCGCTTGCCGAACTGCGGCAGCGCGTTGTTCAAATCGTTCGCAAGGGTTGCACGAACTCTCAAGAAGTGGCAAACCGATGGAATATGCTCTATTCGGAGTTTGACAAAAAGCACCATGTCAATACCAACGCAAGAGCAAATCATGCAAATCAAAACCGCATTGAAGTTATCGTAGCCATGGACAAAATCGGCGCATTATATGAATTAGCGTGCAAGTTGTTTGCAACTAGCTACGATAGTTTTATGAAAGGTTTCGCCGCCGTACGATAATGAAAGGAGCAAAACAACAATGAACAACGAAACTGTAAACCATCCGGCACACTACGCTTATGCGGGCATTGAGTGTATTGACGCGATCGAGGCAGCAACATCCGACAAGACCGGGCTTGAAGCTGTATGTGTCGCAAACGTGATCAAATACACTTGGAGATACACAAAGAAAAACGGCGTTAATGACCTCGAAAAGGCCAAATGGTATTTAGAAAAACTGATCAAACATCTTGAAAAAAAAGAGATTCCGCTCAACGAAGAGGATGAGCAAGGATGCGAATGCTGCAAATACTCTGAATTGACCGAATATGAATATCCGTGTTGCGCTTGCAAGTTCTCCGTCGTACACACAGACAAAGAGTATAAAACAAGACCGAACCTGTGCGAGATGACCGACAATGATGAATGATAACAAAATCGCACACTATCTAAAGCTGGCCAAAAATGCCTGTCTATATAGCGATTGCAAAAGAGCTAGACTTGGCTGTGTCATCGTATGTAAAAACAAGACGGTATCAGTGGGATGGAACAGCCAAAACAAGACCAGCCCGACACAGAAATCGTACAACCGCCTACGCGGATACGACCCGGATGCGACCAACGACCGTAGCACGCTCCATGCCGAAATGTCCGCAATGCTGAGAGCAAGAAACTCCGATATAGACTGGAGCAAGACCTCGCTATTCGTATATCGAATAAAGCGCGACGGCTCACGTGCAATGTCTAGACCGTGCGAAGCCTGCATGGGGTATGCAAAAACACTGGGCATCAAAAACTTTTACTACTCAACAGACGATGGCTGGGCATATGAGCAAGTAAAGGAGGTGACAGAATGAGGGTGAGAATTAGACTAGATACGATGGACGACATCAAGAAATTCGTTCAAGTCGCAGAAAGATACGAGGGGCGCATTGAGCTTGAAGATAATGATGGTCACAGAGTTTCTGCCCGTAGTATCGTAGGCGCTATTTACACTATGGAATGGTCATCAGTATACTGCGTAGCAGAGCGAGATATATCCGCCGCATTGCTGCCATGGCTCATTTAAGACAAAAGACAGGCCGAAATCAACGGTCTGTCTTTTCTTATTTCATAGAATGGCTCATACTTTCAATATTTTGCCCCGTTTTGGCGATAATAGGCATAGGTTGGTATCGGTATACTCCAAACACCTAAAACGTCAAAATGGGGCATTTCTGACGCAAATAGAGATAGGCAATGCTCATAGCGTCAATTCTTTTGCAAAATTTGCTTATATTTAATTGTGATTTTCAAGACATCTCATTCTGGGAGTATTTGTATACCCATATACAGTATATTTCAAAAAACGCTCATTATTTATGTAACGAAATGAGCAAGTCGATTATTGAATGACTTCGAACATACGCCGATAATTTACCGTTGGCGGAGTCGCTATCAATTCTTCGATCAATTTCTGACGCTCGATGGCCTCATCGTCTTTGATTTGCTTAGTCGATTCGATCTTACTTTGAGATTCTATATTGAGAATGCGCTCAACATTTTGCAAGCGTGGGGCGATGCAGCCCTTGGCCGCAATGATGACATTGACTTGATATGCGCTGACATATTTGCCATCGGTTTCTTGTGCAATTCGCTTTTCGACAGAATCATAAAACTCTGCGCGTTTATCATTGGGGATATATCTGCGCCATTGGTTTATATCACAATCATCAGCTGCATCTTTGAATGCTTTTAAAACCAGACGCTCAAGATCGCTGTTCATCGGGACATTAACTATGCGTTTTACCAACATATCATTCACCCATGTCTGCTCAACGAGGCAAAAGCCCGGTCGAACAGTGATGACTCCAGCATCGTTAAGATAGTCCATCTCTCTATGAATCCACCTAGACAACACCTTGCCAGCTGTGATAGACGCAACGTACATATCTTCATAGCTTTCGTCTACGGCATTCTCTAGCATATAGCGTAGATTATCATTCCGCATAACGACATAGTTATCATTGACGATACCCATGTGTAGCATAAGCTGGGTGTTGGTGATATATACCGTATCATTTTCTTTCTTTTCAAACAGCTTATAGAGCATATACTGGACATATTCTTGGAACTTACTGCGCATGGGCAGAACGGCCTCATCAAACACTTCTGTCACAGTATACTTTGTGCCATTTTTCTCGATGTCGCAAAATAGTTGCAGATTGTGGAGTTGTGCCGCTTTGCTACATCCGTTCTTTTCTGGCAAGCATAGCGATGCGCATAGTGATTTGTAGTTCTGCTCTTTGCCCTCGATAGCTTTTAGCTTATCGATAAGCATTTTGGTTTCTTCTTCGGTCATCTTGATTTTCCTCGCCATTGTATAATAACTCCTTTTTGATTTGAATTTTTGGCTGTTTTGAAGTCATATAATATAACTTAATAATATATATATATGACCATCAAACAGCCAAATTTTTCTGGCTCATTCATTCTATCATGATCGCCGCTGATCGTCAACAAATATTTTTGGCTGTTTCATGGTTCTTATTATATATATTATATATATATGACCACCAAACAGCCAAATTTTTATCATGACTTAATTTTTGACACTTATATTATAATATATATTTAATAATTATATATTATTATTATTATTTATAATAATTATTATAATATATAATATATATGACCAAAAAAGTGCCAAATTTTTATTTCTTTAATTTTTTTCTTATATATATTATATAGGGGGCTAGCCCCCTATAACCCCCACTCTCACTCCTTTCAGTCGCTCGAGCCATGTTCGCTACGCTCACAATGCCACGCTACGCTATAATCGTTTTTGTTTTCGGTTTGTATGTTAAATTGTTGGTATGAGCGTTATCGCATTACGATGGTTATGGTTGGTTATTATATTACGAGTGTTGTGGTTGTATGTACAACAATCGATTTCTTCTCCCGTTCTGCTTTGTTCGTCCAGAACCAGCCCCCGCCCGGGCAGCTGTTTTTATGTAAAAAGTGCCCAATAATAGATATTATAGGGCATTTTCTGCTTTTTTTGGCTTCCAGTCCGGGGGAAGGTTGATATCCTATTGAAGAAGTAGGATATAATGCTTTAAAGCAGTAAAATCGAGTCCATGCTTCGCGTGATAATATACTTCGCATTACGAAGTATTCTATAATCAGTACACCACATATCGATACTACCTATATCGATATACCGATTATCAATATACTATTGTAAAATAATATAATACTATTGTAAAATAATATATATATAATAATAATATTATATAGCTATGATTATATATACGCGTGCGCGCGCGAAGGCCAAAAAGCTGGAAAAATTTTTTTATTTTTTTAAAAAAGGGGCTTGACAAGACGCGCGGATCGTGATATATTATAGACAC